CTCTTAGTTTGCCGGCATAGTAATCAGTACTGAGACTAGTAATACAATGAAAAACATAACCTTCACTATGGAGTTTCTTGACATATTTAATAGCATCCCTTAGACCAGGAAGGAATCCAATCCTTGCCGATTCGTTGAATTGTCTTACAAGCCTTCTTGACTCGTCTTTCGTAATACCGAATGTTTCGGCAACATCGTAAACGCCTTCGGTAATTACCGTATAGCCGTTTTCGTTCATAAACTTATAGAATGCGTATTTCCAATCAAGTAATACACCGTCACAATCTACAAGGATCAATTTATCTGCTCTATGATCCATTTCTTTCTCCATTATTAATTTATATAGATATTATAACAAAGAAAAGGCTCAATGTCAATAGTTTTTATGATAAAAATGTTCTTTTTTCAGATAACTTTTGCTTGCGTATTTCGGATCGAGATGCTTTCTTTTGTCTTTCGCGTTTACGATCTTCTTGCTTGATACTTTTCCATTCGTCGGAAGAGGCGGTTTGTCTGGTCCGCTTAGCCATGGTGTCCTACCTTATAATCTATTTAAAGCCGAGGGTTGGGAGTGGTGTTTCAAATAATCCAGGAAATGCTGCTTCAACTGTCTTTCTTGTTAAACCTTTAATTGGCGTATGAGAGATCACATTATCAGCTAACATTGCAGCATCAGCAATATATAGATCTTCTAACAATTGAATGAACAAAGCTTCCCTTCTTATTTGGTTGAGGTTGTCGTATCCACCACCTTTGAAGAAAATTCTCAAACGTCTTGATTCTCTATACAACATAGTATGAAGATCAATCAGATCGTTTTCCTTAAATGGTGGTCTACTATCAGGAACCAAAAATTCAATACTTTCATCATATATTAAACGAAGTACTGCTCTTAGTGGTATAACGTCGAATTGTTGTAGATGCTCGACTTTACCCTTAACACCTTTGATTTTACCAGCTGCATTTAGAATGTCAGCAATTGATTCTTTTAACATATTAAAAATCCTGTAGGTCGCCGATTAGATTTTTCAGCTTTTTCTTTACGAAGTAGTTGAACAGATGTCCTCTGCCAACCTCTTCTTGGTTATTATAAGCCTCAAGGATATTATCTTTATATTCCTGAGGAATCATTGTAAGGTCAATCATTTGTTTATTACGATTAAACCTTAGTTTAGTTTCTTCATCCATTTCTTCTGGTGTTTTACTAAACAGTTCAATTCTTTTCTTAGTCATCGGCTTTTGTCTATCGCCTACAGCAAGACAATTGTCAGCTGATAGAATATTTGGAACACCATCACCAGTATCACCACGAAGAACGTGTTCTGTAATATACTGTTGAGGATTTGCATGTCTTACCCATTTCTTTAGAACAGGATTGTATTGGTCAACGTTTGCGAATCTTTGTAATTGAATGAAGTCTTTGTCACCAGAGAGAACAAGAATCTTTTCGGATCCATTATTCAATTCAGTACCATGTTCCATACACAAAGTTGCGATAATGTCATCAGCTTCACAACGATCAACATATACTACCTTGTAAGGAAAGAACTCTTCAATCTCTCTACGTATTTGATGAATGACATCAAACAGAGCATTCCAATCTAAGTCTGATTGGTCACGATTCTTTTTACGATTTGCTTTATAATATGGAAAGTAATCTTTTCTCCATACATTTGTGTTATCAGCACATATTACAATTTCGCCGTATTCCTTGGAAAACTTTTTACGATTAAATCGAATTGAATTGAGAAACATGTGTCTAAGGAGATTTTCATCTACTTCCATGTTAGTGTGATTGCCAATACCTGCGAAAAGACTCGCAAGCATAACTTGGTTATAGTCAACTAATATCATAATTTATCCATTATTTAAATTTACAGATACTATTATATCAAAGATCTTCGTCAATGTCAATGGTTTCTTCTAAATTCTTTTTGAGACCACCAGCCACTTGAGACTCATCACTATCGAGAATCGCAACGTTTTGTTTGGCAAATGGTTGAAGTTGATGTTCTTCTCCCATTGTTTGTAGATGTAACGAACGAATGGCTTCAAAGATTAAAATCATACTCGGAAAATATGTTTCAAAGTCTTCATCAAATTCACAACCTGCTCTTGCCATTTCGCCTAATACATTTTCCCAAATAATTTCAGCAAGTTCTGTTGAATATGATTCTTTATATTCTCGTATCTTTTCGGCTACACTCACTTCGTCAATTGGTGGATTAGAATGTATTGAAGGAAAGTATATTAAGTTATCCCTGTTCTTGGTAGACATCTCCGATGTTCCTTAGTAAAGTATTCCACATTGTGGCAAAACTGGCAACTGAATTCCTTGCCAGGTTAAATCTATCAGAAAAAGTAAATCCGTGGAAATAATTAGGATCTTGCTTCATCTGAGTTAGAATTTGTTTCGTTACCGAAAATGCGTAATTTGCATGATGATTCATATCTTCATTCCAATCATACATAATTGTTGCATTGGCAGCGGTCTCTGGTAAAGCACCGTAGTTCGGATGAATACAAATCATTTGCGATTTGATTGCCTCAAGTAATGCAATACAGGATGTCTCTTTCCATATATTAGGATATAGGAAAATATGAGACTTGTCTAAAGCTTCTAATACTTCTTCATTAGATTTAACTCCATGATAAGTCATATTAGGATGTTCTTCAATTTGTGCAAAGAGTGGCTTGTAAGCTTCGTTACGTTCTTCCCAACCATAAATTTCAAATCCTGAATAAACATCAAGATGAATATTATCAAACTCTTTTGCCAATGAAACAAAAATAGGAACAAGTAATTCTAAACCACGATGTGGTGTTGTATGATATACGAAACGAATTGTTTCCATATCCTTTTCTTTAGGATCATACTTGACTTCAACTGCGTTATGAATAACAGAACACATACCATAAGGAATACCAAATCTCATAATGTATTGATCTCTTTGCCATGCTGTCACAAAAACAAAGTGATTAAATTTTTGCCATCCACCATCTTTTAATATCTGATTCTCAGGATCTTCTGATAAATCATGACACCATAAGATATTTGGTACATCATCATATAGATCTCTTGGTCTTGATAAATGCACTGCAACTTTTTCCAATACATCTTTACCAACATTATCTATTAAACGTTGTCTCATCATTTCAGTTCCGCCTTTGCTGTTAGCGGATAGTTCTGATTCGATTACTTCACCTTTATATATAACACTCATTTTAGTCTCTCCAATAAATTTCATTGTGTATACGGTCCAATGCATCGTGTAAACTATGCAAGGCTCCATTATTATGTATACGATATGTTCTAATGTCCATTTCTTCTTTAAGAACATATGCTTTATCAACCGGAGTTGCATGTCCGATTGTTGTTTCACTAATTACATTACCATTGAAATACTTTCTGCTATCAGAAGAATAATCATGGCCTTCTCTTGTTAATTGAACGATGACAATATTTTCTGCTCCAACCTTTTCTATAATAGGTTCTAACTCTTCGACAAAACCACCGTCTGCCAATGCATAATTTTTGTCTTCTTCGATTTCTTTAGCAACTGACTTGCCAAAATAATCTAAACCTTTCTTTGGTTTAATAATATCTTCAGAAACATGGATCATTGCTTCACGTCTTGACATACCTTGTAAAGCAAACTCTTTCTTTTCTTTTTGTTCTCTATCGTTATAACCTTCCATGAACCATCTTTCATCAACGTCAAAGTGTTTGATTGTTTCTTTAAATAATTGATACTTAAAAGACAGATTACCAAATCCATACTTTTCTTTATATAAACTAGCTGCTTCATCTTTTCCTGAAGCTGGAGGTCCGTTAAATATTACTATCATCTTTCTTCTCTGTAAGTTGAGTAAAACCATATTTACAGATATAGTAGGCATCTACGATATCAGTAATAGGATTCCACGATTTTGTTATTATACCACATTTTTCGCGAATGTCAATAGAAGTTTCTTTTTCAAATGCTTCTATCATTAATTCTTTATTTGCGTTTCCTTTTCCACAACCAAACTTTTTAATCATTGTAGGTGGATAGACATCGTAAGGTATATTCTTTTCCCAGAGCTTATGTTTAAATAAACCACAGTTCTCTGCTATTTGAAATACTCTTCCGACTGCTCCAAACGCATATCCTTCAATTCCAACAAAGTCACATTCAAAACATTTCTCTTGCGACCACGATCCAATGATACTATATCTTTCTTGATCGTTAAACCAGTTATCCGGATACATTGTTGCTTGATATTGTCCTTTCTCACCAATCAATAATTTCTTTTGCTTTACGTAATAGTAAAAAGTACAATTATCATAACTCCACTCATCACCTTCATGTACGCATATTGCTGGACTACTTAAACTGTAATCCACACCTGCGACTCTCATAGTTAACTCCATAATTAATATATTATGGTATTATTTATTCAGTCTGCACGGTAAAAGATATGTGAACCTATTGTTCCTACTTGCTGTAAAGTTGGAGCCCAATATGGACTTACAAACGTTGTATGATAATGTGTTGCACCTTCAGTGATTCCACGAAACCTTGAGTTCTGTATAATCTTATATGATATTGCCATAGACTCTTCCCAAGCATCTTCTTCAGTTGCTTCGTCTGATCTACCATCGCAATACCAACTGAATTGGCAACGATTACGCTTCGGTACTAATACCTGAGGATCCTTCCAAGAAGGTTTATGTTCTCCTTGATATACAACACCGCAAACAGAGTTAGGATATCTATCGTCACGTACACGATTTAAAACTACATCAGCAACTGCATATTTACCTGCGAGGTTCTCTGACCTTGCTTCATGATAAATGTTCATTGCTAAACATTTTACTTCGTATGATTCATATTCAACTAAAGGACCAACCTTTTCATCAAAGGTACTTCCTGATGATGGTAATGCCAAGACAGTGGCAATAGCTGCTAAGAACAGTTTCATATTCCGTTCTTGCAGAATGAATCGTATAAAGCATCGCCTTCAAGTCTTTCACCAAACTGACGAAGAAACTTTCCACCTTGAGATCTCACAATTGTACCATCGTTATATTCAACATCGGTAACAGATTTATTATCAGCGGTATCTTCAGGATGAGTATCATAATACATAGAACTCATTGAATGAGAATGTATAGTCTTTGTTTGCTTCGCCCATTCTTCTGCTTTTCTCATAATCTTCACCTTTGCTACTTCAAAATCATATTGTGTCATAGTTTCTCTCCTGGTTCAAAACCTCTGAATGTTTTAAAACGCGGAAACCTTAAACTGTAGGCTTCCTGATCTTGAGCGATTGTAATTGCATCAGCTCGTATCTCTACAAGCTGACCAATGACAGCGTCAAAATTATTCCAAATATCATCCCTGTTAGCATCGCTAAGACCTGTGCCAACATTAACCTTGATATGTTTACCTTCGTCGGTTCCTTCACAGACCAACGCTCCAGTGCTTCCTTCATTTTTGCCGGTTCCTTCTTCAATGTCAATAACTTTTAATGTAACTTCAATATAAGGTTTCATTTTTAGCCAACCATAAGAACGTTTGCATTCATACATACCGTTCACAGGTTTGACCATGATACCTTCATAGCCTTCTTCTATTGCTGTATTATTAATTGCCTTGAATTTATCAGAGTCATCTTCAATATTAAGTACATCATATTTCGTAACGACAATACAATCATTGAAATACTCAGACTGTTCAAAGCCTTTCAATAATTCTTTTCTTTTAGTTAGTGGTAATGTACCACTGCCTGTTTGGAATTCATCAAGAGGTAGAAAGTCAAACAATGCAAAATATGCATCTGCAGTTTCTGCTCCTTCCTTACGATGAACTTGTTTCATTAATGATTGGAAATCTTTTGACATAACTTCACCATCGAAGACTAAGTCATCAAAGATCTTTTTACTAAATGCTTTTTCGATATGTGGGAAGTTGGTAAGTAGTTTACCATTTCGAGAATAGATGACTGCATTACCATTTTGAACAATTACAATTGCTCTTACACCATCATACTTATATTCAACTACACAATCACCAGTTATCTTTTTGGGATTGTTGTCGCCGCTGTGGGCAAGCATACAAGTGAATACAGGGATTGTATTTTTTCTGACATTGTTGACTGTCTTGAGAGATACGCCGCATCTAAGGTCTTTAATTAAGATTCTACGATACCAATCATTCCATTGTTCGTTTGTTGCTGCTTCTCTTGCGACTACGATTGCGTCTCGAGCAGCATGTCCTGTTAATTCACGATTCTTTAATTGATCTGCGAGAATATAGAAATCCTCAGGTAATAGACCAGGACCGTCGTTTTGACTTGTTGGTACATCAGCCACACCAAAGGTAATCATATTATCAAGACAATATAATAAACCTTTGACTAGACCTTCATCATCAATATATTGAGACAACAAATCTTCTTTATATAGTCGACTGTTATCTCTCTCAAGTAACTGTATTAATTTCCATGGTTCTGTTTTCATATTATAATTACTTTTCAAATTTATGGTACCATTATAAACTAATTCATAATGAATGTCAATAGTTATTCAGATAAATCTTCGCCGTATCGACCACGTTCTCGATTACCGTCACCATTCAACTCAGTCAGATCTTGTTGCTTTGCTTTGAAATCGTCTTTAAGATGAGGATATCTCGTATACACTGGATGAGCAAACTCTGAGTTAAATTCTTCCTCATGAGCTTTCTTTGCTTTTTTCTTTCCAAAGATACGATCCCAACCATCATCGTATTGTTTAGTTGACGCTTTACTTGTTAGTGAATCGCCTGTTATGTCGTTCTTGGTTGCCATTAGATTTCCAGATTTAGTTGGACCGGTCCGCTCTTTTTAAAGAACATGCAGTTGTCTTCGTCCAACTCTAAAGTGAATGTATCTCCAACATTAAGTGGAGTGTTCTTTATTTGAACTTGATGAAACTCATCAGGTTCTGCTTTGTTAGTTAACTTTAGTCCGCTTTCGTTAATTTCAAACGTGTAATCACAATATAGTGTCATCTTGCCATCCTCGATATTTCTGTTGCTTGTTCCTGATTAATAATAGGTACTGCATTTGATTTATGCATCGTAGCAATACCTTTAACTAATGTTCCTGTATAGACCGGTACTTCTTTCTTAGTTCCATGACCTGAACCTTTTGTAGAATGATAAGAAGGATATTCTGGTACTTCTCTACGAAATGATTCTGTTGGTGTATATGGTTTAAACTCAGACTTCGGTTTAACCTTGCCTAGACAATAGTTTATATATTCATCTAATGTATCATAACGCAAATCATGTAAACCTTTGCGCTTCATGTTTTTATTATGCATACGCCAATCAAGCTCGTATTGAGCCATCTTAGCTTTAGTTATTTTGACTTTACGTTTCCGAGTGGAAATCGTTGTTAGACCTCTTGCCAATGCCATAATATAAATCTCATTCAAAAAAAGAGTTCAGTGGTCGGTCCTTTGGCGTCAGATTCCTACTCAGTTGTCCTACCTCGCAACCATAGTCACTCGGTAAGTCCGTTGGTAGTTCAAAAGTTGCTCCCGGACTCAGTAGCCGTCGTGGGTCTTAAATGGTAGAGCTATTAACTCCGCGATTCCATCTCGCCGTCATGGTTTATCCACTGAACAAAACAATTATAACAAACTATTTACCTAATGTCAATAGTTTTATGAATTTATTTATAGTGCCTTTGACCTCTACCATTAAAAGCTCTCATTTCAGATTGAATCTTCTTTTGATGTCTTTTAATTGCTTCAGCCTTTTTTCTTTTACGTTTTGCCGTAGGCTTTTCGTAATATTCTCTAGCTCTCAATTCTTTTAAGATTCCTGCCTTTTCAACATTCTTCTTAAACTTTCTCAAACCAATATCAAACGGCATCGCTGATGGTGGTCTTTTATCTTTAGGATGTCTTTTCCTCGGAGTAAGGTCAACTGACAATCCCCCGTTATTACTTAATTTATTATTCATTTGTATATTATAACTTAGTTTGTACTAAATGTCAATAGTTATTTTCATTTATTTTTTACCGTCAAAATAGTCGGTCAACCATACGGCAGCATACCAGGTTGCTACAGGTATAAGAAATAGCATTATAATTGAGAACTGAATGTATGTCAACTATACTTGCCTGTTGCCATTAATTTGTCATATGCCTTTCTATCAACATATCCTGACTCTAATAACTTTTGTCTATTGACTAAATGAGCAGAAAGAGTATCTTCTTTAGATCCACCTGTGTAAGGTACACAATGACCTTCTGAAGACATGACTTCTGTTACTGGTCTCCATGAATCTGTTGTTGGGCAATATACATCAAAGTCTCCAAGGATACGACCGAACTTGCCTTTCATATCTTCACCATCTCTAGCAACTTGAGTTTTCAAGACTGGTGATTTACCTAACAGTTCTTTTAAACGTTTGCCTGCAGCTTTACCAAATAACTTTTCTACTTTGTTTCTTGTTCTACTTTCTGGTGTATCAATACCCATGATACGAACTCTTTCGTTTCTTAACCAGATTCCAAAGCCTAAATCGATGTCTACATCTACTGTATCACCATCAACGACTTTTAATAAATTTGTTCTATATTCATACATTGTTATGTCCTCTTAGTATGTCGTTCGATCCACGACTCATTTCGGCCTGCTTTCTTTTCTTCCCAATCTTCGATAGCCTTTTTAATACTATCTTCGGCCAATACACTACAATGTATTTTAATTGAGGGTAATTCTAAAGCTTGAGCAATTTCACTATCTTTAATTAATTTTGCTTCTTCTATTGTTTTACCCACTAACATTTCAACAAACATTGATGAACTTGCGATTGCTGAACCGCAACCATAAGTTTTAAATTTGACATCAATGATTTCTTCGGTCTCAGGATTTAATTTGAGATCGAGTTTCATAACATCTCCACAAGCAGGTGCACCTGTCATTCCTGTTGCCACATTGGGGTCGTTAGGATCAAACCTACCAACGCCATGAGCTTGAGGATTATTAGTTACTGCTTCGAATCTGTCGAGTACTTTTTTAGAATAGGCCATAGAGTATATTTATACATTTCTACGACACCAAACTGTTAGCCACCATTTAAAATATCTACGACCTTCACCGTATGCTGCTGAGGCTAATCTGTTGTATTTCATCCTGAATTTTTTAAACTATAATAAAAAGTAATTCCACCAAATACCATTGGACATATCATTACACAACCTATTCCAATAATTAATCCAAGATTCTCTACCATTGAGTTGGATCCTCTAAGATAGAAACGATTTGATGTCCTAACTCTTCCCATTCAGTTTTAGTTTTGCCACGAGTTGTTTCTGCGGCTGTACCAATACGAATTCCACTTGTCTCTTTGAAGTTTCGAGGATCGTTAGGAATACCATTTTTGTTTACAGTGATTCTATGTTTCTCTAAGATATCAGCAGCTTCTCTTCCACTTAATTCGGAATCAACTAAACTAACTAATATAATATGAGAATCAGTACCACCTGTTAATACTGATAATGTTTTACTATCGTTAAGTACTTTTGCCAATGCTTTTGCATTTTCAATTACTTTTCTTGAATAGTCTTTAAATGATGGTTCGCTTGCTTCAACAAATGCTTGAGCTTTAGCAGCAATGATATTCATTAATGGACCACCTTGAGTACCTGGAAAGATTGCTCCATTGAGCTTTCTTGTATAGTCAGGATTGTTCCATAATATAATTCCACCACGAGGACCACGTAATGTTTTATGAGTTGTAGAAGTAACGACATCTGCATAAGGTACAGGATTGTCATATACACCACCGGCAATCAAACCAGAATAGTGAGCCATATCAACCATAAGTAATGCACCTACCGAATCAGCAATTGCTCTAAACTTTACCCAATCAATTTGTCTTGGATATGCACTTGCACCAGCAACGATCATATCAGGTTTATGTTCTTGAGCTAACCTGGCTACTTCTTCATAATCAATTAAACCGTTTTCATCAACACCATAAGTATGAGCATTAAACCATTTACCTGAAATCGTAACTGGAGCTCCATGAGTTAAATGTCCACCGCTTGCTAAATCCATTCCGAGGATTGTATCTCCTGGTGTTAAGAACGCTTTATATACAGCAAGGTTTGCATTGGCTCCACTATGTGGTTGAACATTCGCAAATTCACAACCATATAATTCTTTTAGTTGGTCAATTGCTAATGATTCAACTTCATCCATAAATTCGCAGCCGTTATAATAACGTGCTCCTGGATAGCCTTCTGCATATTTGTTTGTAAATTCTGAACCACATAATTTCATCACTGCTTTTGAAGCAAAGTTTTCTGACGCAATTAATTCTGTGGTTAGTTTTTGGCGTGATAATTCTTTTTGATATATTTTATTGATTCTTTCATCTAACATTGTTTACTCTAAGTCCTCACTCATTTTATATTGACACTCCTTTACGAAGTGGTAAAAAGTACCGATGTACCGATCATCTTCAAAGATTTGCGGTAATACGTTCGTACTTACATTTAATTCTTTCAATCTATTATAATACAAAGTGAGTCCAATGTCAAGGAATTTATACTCACCGTAGAAATCAATTGCTTTCTCTTTTGCCTTGTCACAGAATTGACAAGACTTGGTACCATAGATGTATATCATTTACTTTGGAGTTTTATCTTTCCAATCGTTAATGAAGTCAAGTTGTTTTGCCTGCGACCATTCTTTAGATAATTCTTCATTATCATCTTTGAATAATCTAAGTACTTTTTCAGTATCAGCAAAATCTATATTAGTAACCTGTTCACCCAACCACCGCTGAGAGAATTCTTTTACTTCTTCACATTCAACGGATTCATGAGCCCATTGCTTTGCGTGTGTATCAGAGAAAGTTACATCCTCATTCATCTTTTTTAATTCTTCACGAGGTATGATGTATCTTTGTTTGAATATTGATACGGTATCTACCACTACATAATCATTTTTCATTTTCTTTTCCTATAAAAATAATAATGCTATTAGGAACCCAACATTGAGACCTAATGAGCATGCTAATAACATTTCTTTACCGTAGGTGAAGTCCTTTCCCTTCTCTACGTACTCTATCGTTGTAGGCTGACCTTGCCATTGCATCGGCTGCATCCTCTACGGCGCTCGGTTTAATTTGACGACGTGTCTCAATTGGGGCGCCCATTTCCCTTTCATAAACTGTTTGTCCTCTATCAGGACTTTCATATATCTTTGGCATAATATAATACTCCTATACAAATTGATTAATAGCAAAAAACGATAATAACATTGAACCAAATACTAATGCTTGTAATATAGAAGCATAGAAGACTTGTTTCATTGGATGTATTTCTACAATCCTTTCAACCCAGCTTTCGCTTGGAGATAAATTTACCACTTGTAAAATCTTTTCTTCAGTACTTTTTGTCATTATCTAACCTTCTTTGAATTTTATGTAATATGAATTCAGCTTCAGGATAATCATCCATCATATCAACTACTTTATCAATAATATCTAAATCACACAACATTTCATTTCTTCTTTCAAGCCATGCTTGTTGTTCTTTAGCAAACTGTTCTTGCTGAGCTACGTGATGCATAACGTTCAACTTTCTTATGAACATATTAAACTGCATCCACTTATGGTAATCGATGTTGCCATCTTTATCAAATGGCAGCTCGTCTTTATCATTAACATCCATAACTTTATTTATTTAAATAAACCTATCTTTTCTCCCGCCGCTTTACGACGGTCATATTCTTCTGGTGTTGAAGGATATCTCCAACCCCATGCTGCACCTAGAGCCATAAAGGTTCCTGAGTATGCAACTGCTTTCCAATTTCCTGTAAATATAATCATACACAATAAAGCAAATGCCATAAATGCTAACATCATATACTTTGCCTTTTGTGGAAATACTTTCTTTGTTTCCCAGTTCGTTAAGAATGGTCCAAACAGTTTATGACTGTATAACCAATTGTGCATTCTATCTGAACTCTTTGCGAAACAATAAGCTGCGAATACAGCAGGAATACTAAAAGGAATACCTGGTAAGATAACTCCAATATAAGCAACCCCTAATGAAAGGAAACCTAATCCACCCCACATTACTTTTTTCATATTCACGATATTACTGCCTTAATATGTTCTGCTGCCACAATGACAGCGTCTTGTCCCTGTATTCTTACAGGCATTGATTTATCCCAAGATAGATATACTGTATCACCTTTGGCTAAATGTGTTACATCCCCACCTACTGCTAATATAACACCAGGCTCTGATGCTGTTTGTTTTACTTCAGATGCTAATATAATTCCACCTGCGGTTGTTTGTTCTTTTGGTGCAGCTGCTACTAACACCTGCTCACCTATCATTTTAATACTCATTATATTTTCCTACGTTTTAATGTGGTGGTTAAACCTTTCTTAACCAGTCCACTTTTTGTTGGTTGAATTTCTACAGTTTCTAATCCGCTGTCTTTTTCTTTTATTTCCATGTTCATAATTTGACTATTATCAACTAATGGTTTAGTAGGAATTTCGCGCTCGCGTTTAAATGCTGCCGTACTTACAATTAATAACATTATTGCCAAAGGATCAAATACAAATATGATTATAAGTATTACCCATCTAACAGCATTGTCATAATATTCTGTTGCCTGAGATCCGTAGATCATATCAGCGATATATTTAATAGGACCGAGTTCTGCTTCCTGGTCCAATTGCATTCTTTGTATTGGTAACTTCTGTTCGTTATATTTTACAATATTTACTACTGCATTGTCAATAGTTATTGCTAAATTATTTCTTTCTTCTGTTTGACGACCATTAACATAATTACGATCTTGTGGTCGAGATGTCTCAAGTACATAATCCAATCCTTCGATTCGATCTTGTGCTGCTTTGAGTTTAGATTGTTCTGCTTGGATTCTTGTATCTATAATACTTGCTTCGAGAGAATAACTATCTCCGACTAATGCTGAATCAATATGAGCTTTAGAAAGGAATCCAAAGATACCCATTGAAGTAATCAACATTAAGACAAGTACTGCTGCTGTAAAATAACCTCGTACTAAATTATTAATACGATCCCATTCGTAATGCAACCATGCTGCTGAAACAAGCTTACCAAACTCTAGCACTGTTGCCATAATAGCAATTCCTATAGCAGCACCACTAAAGATTGTCATTAAACCGACAATACTAAAATAGGCAGCCGTAGATGCTAAAGTAAGGGATGTGAATAAAGTTAACCATTTCATAATATTATTTATTTATAGTGTGCAAACGAATCTTTAAGACCAACTAAAAGTTCTTCCATCATACCATTAGTATGTAAGGGAGTAGGTGTAATTCTAAGTCGTTCTTTACCAACATCGACTGTTGGATAATTAATTGGTTGCACATATAATCCATGTTCGTTCAGTAACCTATCTGACATTAGTTTACATTTCTTTGCATCTCTTACCATGACAGGCAATATATGAGTGCAACTGTTTTCGTGTAATTCTATACCTTCTTCCATTAACATCATTCTTAAAGTAAGAGCACGTTCTTGATGTGTTTCTCTTAAATCGTTATGATCGGATAGATACCGTATGGAGGCAATTGCGCCTGCAGCCATAACAGGTGACATACTTGTTGTAAAAATAAATCCACTTGCGACTGATCGTATAGCATCAAGAACAATACTATCACCAGCAATATAACCTCCATGGCAACCAAACGCTTTTCCCAAAGTTCCATTTAAAATATCTACCCTATTTTCTAATCCAAGCTTTTCGCAATATCCTGCGCCAGTTTCACCGTATAATCCAACGGCATGTACTTCATCAATATATGTCATTGCTCCATAAGCATCGGCAAGATCACATATTTGTTCGATTGGTGCAACATCTCCATCCATACTATATACTGATTCAAACACAATACATGGAACTTTACCATTTGCTTGTGCCGTTTGTAAAGCAAGCTCAAGGTCTGCCATATCATTATGCTTCCAAATTATTTTATCAGCACGACTATGTTTAACACCCATAATCATTGAAGCATGATTTTTATTATCGGAAATAAAACAGATATCTGGTATGATACGAGATAAAGCAATAAGTGTCCATTCATTAGCAACATATGCTGAAGTAAATAATAGACCGCTTTCTTTTTGATGTAATTTTGCTATAACACTTTCAAGAGTAACATGATAATGAGAGGTACCGCCAATATTGCGAGTACCCCCACTACCACTTCCTGTTTTCAATAACGCAGTTTGCATTGCGTCAATTACATACTTATTTTGTCCCATTCCCAAATAATCATTTGAGCACCAATTGACAATTGTCTTTGGAGAGTAAGGAGAATACCAAGTTGCCTTTGGAAAGTTTCCTTTATCACGAACTATATCGTTAAAGGTCCTGTATTTCCCTTCTTCCTTTAATGTATCAATTACCTTATGGAAAGGTTGTTTGTTTATCATATCTACGCCTTAAGCTGCGTAGGCATCATCCCAGGATCCTTCTAAACCAGCAACCTCATATTCGGTTACGCGATTTTCGAAGAAGTTTGTATGGTCAGCACCGTTGAGTACCCATTCCAACCAAGGTAGTGGATTTTCCTTTACCTTGAAATTTGGTTTCATGCCTAACTGTAATAATCTTCTGTCTGTTATATATTTTATATATTCTTTTACTTCAGATTTCTCCAGGCCTTCGATACTTCCCATTTGATATGCAAGATCAATGAATTTTTCTTCGAGATCTACAATGTCTTTTGACATTTCATAGATTTCCTTTTTAAACTCATCGTCTACAACACGACTATGTTCTTTCACAAACGCTTTAAATAATTTTGAGTTGCCTTCAACGTGAATACTTTCATCACGAATTGACCACTCTACTACTTTACCCATACCTTTCATTTTACCGAAACGTTGAAAGTTAAGTAACATAACGAAAGAAGCAAATAAAGCAACACCTTCGTTGAATACAGATTTGGCTAATGACAATCCTAAACCACGTAAAGTATTTGTATCTGCCTTACGCATATATTCAATCTTATCTGCCATTTCAGAATATTCCAAGAAGGCATGGTATTCAGCATCTGATAAACCTAATGTTTCATTCAATAACGCATAAGCACGTTGATGAATACCTTCTCTTGCTGCAAATGATCCTAACATATTACGGATTTCGTTATTCTTAAACTTAGGAATAAACTGATCGTAATAGTTCTGACCGACAGCAACATCTGATTGAGTAAACAGTCGTAAGATATTTGTAATATAGTCTTTCTCTACTTGAGTAACTTTACCACCTTTCCAATCAGCAACATCTTCAGACAAATCAAGTTCATCTTCGATCCAATGAGCTTTCTCATGTCTTGTTGTAATTTCAACAGCCCAAGGATAATGAAAAGGTTTGTAGGTTTCAGAAAATTCTAAAAGTCCACCTTGCTTTTTCACTAGCTTGTCTGTTATTTTCATTAGGTCGTTATACGTACCTATGTGTTCGTCGTTAATATAGATCTGCGGTACGGATCTTACTTCCTTACCGTTAGACACTCGTTGATAAAAAGCAAGTCTTTGCTCCTCATCGTCTAATACTACCTGAGTGAATCCAATCCCGTGTTGATTGAACCAGGCCTTTGCCTTTTCGCAAAAAGGGCAATTGGATTTCGTATAAATTAAAACTTCCATTTCGTTTATCCTTGGCATGCTACGCATTCATCTTGTTCCTCTTCTGATTTACCAAATTGTACTGCGTTGGGGTTAATAATGTCATCTAACTTTTCACGTTCGACTTTCTGCGAAACGTTTTCGGCTTTGTTAGAAGATTCTGTTCTTAAATAATATAAACCTTTACATCCTTGAGCCCATGCTTGATAGTGTACAGTATGTAAGTACCTCTTATCAGCTCCTGCGGGGAAAAAGATGTTAAGGGATTGTCCTTGGCATAAAAACTTTTGTCGGTCTCCTGCTAGCTTAATCAATGCGAGTTGATTCAATTCTATTGCTGTCTTGAAAACATTCTTTACATGATCATCTAGAAACTCTAAATGCTGAACTGAGCCACCATTTGTAATAATAGTTGACCATACTTCGTCTGTATCTTTGCCTTTGGATTCCAATACCTTTTTAAGATATGGATTTTTATTTAGGTGGCTTCCCACCCTTGTTCTTGATGTAAATGCGTTAGCCTTCCAAGGTTCAATACTTGGTGAGGTATCTACAATCATTGAACTGTTTGCATTTGGAGCAATTGCTAACATATGAGCATTACGACGTCCTGTGCCTTTCATATCTGGTGCTTCACCACGACGTTTACCCATTTCTTCAGTTGCTTCAACTGCCTTTTGTTTAATAGATGTAAAGATCTCTTCATTTGCTTCAATGGCTTCACTACTCTCAAATGCAATTGAATGTCTTTGAAAATAAGAATGTAATCCCATTGCTCCAAGACCTAAAGATCTTTCTTGTTGAGCAGAGTATCTTGCTTTACTAATTTCATCACCTGCATTATCAATAAAGAACTGTAATACATTGTCTAAGAATACGATAAGGTCTTTAACCATATTTGTATCTTTCCATTCGTCATACATTTCTAAATTGACTGAAGATAAACAACATACGGCGGTTCTTTCTTCATTGGTCACGAGGTGTATTTCATTACATAGATTAGATCCTTTAATTGATAAACCTAAATCCTTTTGAGCTTGAGGCAATGCTGCATTAGCAGTATCAATAAAGTTAACATAAGGTTCACCTGTTCGGTACCTTGTTTCTAATATAAGTTCCCATAGTTTACGAGCATCAGTCATTTCACGAACTGTTTTATCATTAGGATCTAATAAACCCCATTGCTTGCCGTCACGTACTGCTTCCATAAACTTATCAGTCAAATTAACGGCATGATGAAGGTTTAAATTCTTTCTGTTTACGTCTCCTGTTGGAATACGCATATTAATAAATTCTACAATATCCGGATGGTCAATATCCATATAAGCTGCATAAGAACCTTTTCTTGTTCGTCCTTGTCTATATGCAACCATATCAGCATCAACTGTATGTAGGAATGGCATAGGACCTGGAGCCTTTTTAGATACAGCACGAATGTCTGACCAATGACCACCTACTCCACCACCTTTAACAGATAACCATCTTAACTCTGCTGTATGGTCAATTAATCCATCAAGAGTATCAGGTACATAAGTTAAGAAACAACTAATAGGTAATGCTTTTGCTTTCTCTCCTTTAATCACTGCATTAGAAAGCACAGGAGAAGAATACATAAACCACCCTTGTGAAACATAATCATATATTCTCTGTGCAAGTTTTAAATTACCACCGCAGAACGCAACCGCTGCTCGAGCATAAGCCATTTGGGGAGATCTTTCATCATCTCTACAATAATAATCCTTTAATAATTTAAACGACTGTTCCCCTAATTTTTTATCTCTACCTGTTTGGATTTCAATTCCTAAATGTTGCATTCTTCGCTCCGTTGTTATTCTTGTACATATTCTTTGGTTAAGGGAAAGATATTCGTAATCACTTCAGCGCAAGCTCGTGCAACTTCCATATGTTCTAGTTGAGTACCGTTGCCTGATCTTAATTCAATATAATGAATCCAAGATCGTAGTGTACCATTTACGTATACCCTTGAAATTGTATTTCCTTCTGGTAATACGGCTCTCGCTTGTTCCTTTGCGATGCCTTTCTCAATTGCCCAATTATATAATTCTTTTGAATGACGTATGTGTGCTAATTGCTTCATACGAAACTCTTCGTTGATTCGTCTTTGTGACTCATCTGTTGTATCAATTGCGATACTGTTTTGTCTATTCTTTGGATCCTGAAACCTTGCCTCACGTGCTTCCATTTCTAAATCTTCTAATGGGTTTGCATATCTTTGACTAAATTCCTGAAAGGAGAAACTACGATGTCTTAATAATTGTCGAGCAATATCTCTCGTTGTTTCTACTTCTAAACATACACTGACCATTTCCAAAGGTGACCAATGTTTATGCTTGACTAAATAATTAACAAGCTTACTGTTTGTTTTTGTATTGTTTTGGTTACTAGGATTACTTACTCGTGCACAATATGCAACTAAACCTAATAAAGAATTATCTCCATCTAATTCTTCTGAAGGAGACCCTACTATCGCAGGTGCTTGACTATGACTAATCAGTTTTACTTTCATTATATACTATGTCCTTTTCCATTGTTGAAATTTCAATTTTGCTTCCAAACCTTTATATGTTATTGTTCTCATTAAACTCTCAACGCAAGATATACTTCCATCAAGAACCATTTCATTGATATCTTTGCCAGGTACATTATGTGGCCATATCACAATACTGTGACCTGCATCAATTACACGTTCCATCCTTTTGTGAATCTCTAAATTACGAGGTTCAGCATCAAAGACGAAGACTGCATTATCCACCTTTTCAAGCGAATTGGTATTCCCATCAGCTCCATTCATTGCGATTGCGTTTGATAGAAACATACTATCAATAGCGCCTTCAACAACATAATACTTTTCGTTAAAGTTTACTTTGTCAAGTCCGTATAACTTCGGTACTTCTTCAAACATAATAGTAATATAACGAAGGAATGCATCAGGATCCATTGACCTTGCCGACACTCCGAAACATTTGCCGTCTTTATCTAAGAACGGTATTACAAGTCTTGATTCGTCTTTAGTAACATTATCAAACTTGTTTGGTACTATTCCATTTATCCATTCTTTAAACTTAGGAGCAAAGTAAAGTCGATAATGGTGCTTAGAAGGAATAGACCTTTTATCTATATATTTCTTTACTGGGTGGTTATAATCGAGTTGACTGATTTTTTTTAACTTTTTTAATGGATCCGTATGAGAGAATTTTGGTTGGTCAAATTTAGTTGACTCTAGAGTTGATGTTTCTGTAGAGATCGTATTATTCGCTCTACCTATGTACTTTTCTGCCACATAATCGTTATATGCTAATGGGTCAACAACCTTAAGGAAGTTACCAAAATTATGACTTGCACCGCAATTATGACAGAAGTAAAATAACTTGTTTTCTTTTTCAAGAAGCCATCCACGAGCTTTAGATCTGTTCTTTTTTGAATCGCCGCATATCGGACAACGAAAGTTGATCTTATATGGGTTTGTATGTTTGATACGATATCGGTCAAGACGACCAGATAAATGCTGGGCATACTGAATATCAACAAAGTCTAGCATAATGTAAAAATCTCAAAAATTTGTTATTGGTGTATATTATAACAAATTATTAGCAGCTTGTCAACCAATTAATGAAGGAATATCAACCTGGGATACGATAAAGATAAGGAAGGCTCCCATTCCCATTACGTACCACTTCCACTGTAAAAGACTATTCGTTTTCAATTCAATTTCTGAAATGCGTTTATCAAGGTTACCATTCAGTTTTGCTAAAGCTTCCATAATCTCTTGATTCCGACCTTTTCGATCTGCAGCACTGTTGTCTGACAGCCGTTGATGATCCTCTCTTGAGGAAGCTCTGTATACTTCTAATCTATCATGTACTACTGCTAAGTCTTTCGCAGTCTCAAACTTCACCGACTCGATTTTTATATCGAGGTTTTCTATTTTATCGGCAACGCCGTTTAAGATCTCGTGTTGAACCGCTATGCGCTTGTCTCTTTCAGCTGACTTTTCAATAATGTATTCGTACTTAGAGAAAAACTTCTCGATTTGCTTGATGTCTTTCTTAATGAGGGCAACATCAGTTTTTACACCAGAAATATGTTGATCTATATCGCTCATATTTGGTTTCCGTTATTTTGTTATTATATCACAGAATACATTATCTGTCAATGGATATTTATAATCCTGACTTCTTTAAATGGGAATGTATTAAGATTAATTTGTATCTTTTTTGGATACAGTTGTATCTTTTTTGGATACAGCAATACCAGCGGCGGGCTCGTCGTCAATTGTCACATTGCGATAATAAACGATTACTTCTCCAAGTTCTCTGATGTACCTTCTGAGTTCTTGCGTGTTTGCTGACATGTTCTTATAGTCACCAACGGTCATCGCAACGAACACGATTTCACCGTTGTTTAACTTTTTCATGTCGTCTATAAATTTATCAAGATAAGTATAACCAACAGGCCAGTCAGGGTTGTCGCGACCTGTAAGATCACAAGTCTTTGGTCGTTTGAGTTGTTCTACACCTTCTTCATTAAACTTCTTAGGCTCGAACGATAATGTTTTCTGACATGGATTAGTTATGACTGCTTCTGATACAACATACCATTTAGGATTCACTAAGTCGATAGGACGAGGAAGTGTAGGTTGTATGATTTCTATTTTTACTGGTTTAGTAACGATCTCAACTTGTTTAGTACCAAAGACATTCTGTAAGGTACTACAACCGCTAAGGAACGTCAGGAGCATCAAGCTCGCTAATAGCTTTGCTGTCATTCTCTATATCTCCAAATACGTCTGCGGTCGCGTTATTAAATCTGTTTTCTATTAAACCAGGTTTTGCGATGGCAAGCTTGTCTAAATTATGCCGAGCAAATATAGCAAGGTACTGATCTTTCTCTTGCTCTATTTGATTGTAGTTACGTTGTAGGTTACTTAAGGATTTTGTTTGTTTCTCAAACGACTCTGTGATAGAAGCGATAGCAGCTTTTTGTTCTGCTACCGCTCCTTCTAAAAGTGCATTGTTTTGTTTGAGAGTAACGTTTTCGTTATATAACCAGTATCCGCCTAAACCAAGAACCAATATAATTCCTATGAATAATTGGTTAAACATTTAGTCTTCTACTTCTTGTCCTGAATGAACGTCAATCTCTGGTGCTTCAACACCTTCGATACCTGCGGCTTCAGGTTCGGCTCCTAGACCTGCCATTGTTTCTACCTCAGCAACTGCTGGGTTTTCATCTGTCATGTCTTGGTATTTTTGATTTAACGCAGTTCTTACTCTTGATGTCATTTCGTCATCAAAAGCCTTCTTCAGGTTAAGTGGGTTATTGTCCAACGCTTGTTGAATAATGTCATTTACTGGCATGATGTTTTCTCCATATTATAGTTAGTAAATTTATTTATACATTTTCTAAACGAACCATTAATCTCTCGGCTCGGTTAGTAACTTGTTTGTGCCATTGAGAATCTCTACCCTCAATTGCTGCTTCTTTCCAATCTTCTTTAAGAATTGCTGCGTGCATCTTCTTAAATTTGCTTAATCTTGTTCGACCCATGTTAAACATCATGTTAACTAAGATCTGTTGTACTTCGTCAGGGAATGATCCAAAGACACCTTCTTCATACATTAATTCACATTCTGATATTGCTGTATCAAGGTCCTTCTCAAAACATTCTCTTACTCTTTCTTCCGATACAGGCGTTCCGACAGGTTGTCCACTCTCTTCATCAGAATCAAGGATAAGATGGCCGATCCCAAAAGTAGGATAACCAAGATGGTCATGATAAACTTCATTAACCACTCCTTCATCTATTGTTAATTGTTCAAAGACCGCTTCACGATCTAATGTTGTATCTTTTCCAAATAATCCCATTTTTATTCCTCTTTATGGTAATGCTGTTATATCAACTGTAGATGTACCTTGAAATTGTAAAAGGTCTACTACTGTTCTTTCTGCATTATCTTTAATAGTGCTCTCATAGTAAGTATCACCGCCTGCATATTCATATCCCCATAACGCAATGTCAACTGCTGTATTTGTTGTAGAAACTTTTACTATTTCAGAGTTTGCATAGTCTTCTGAAGTTAACACCGCAACCATAGGCTGTTGTGCAAATACACTTGGTGTAGTTGTATCAAAAGTTTTAACATTGAGAGTTACTTTTTTAATTGTATTATCACTATCAAGTTTTAATACTTCAATTAACTCTAATACTTTATCATAATCAGGCATAGTTATTAACTAATCATTTCAAATTCTGCGGATTTGTTTAAGAAAGCAATTGCCCACCTATCATCAGAATCAATAAAGCAATAATGGATTTTACCTTTATCAGGTCCATCTACTACTTCCCAAATCCAACATACGAATCCTGGTTTGAGTTTCTTGTCTTCCGCTGCGATTGTATTGAAAAAAGTTTTCATGCGGTGTTGAGCATTCCAAAAACGTCCATAACGGATTTCTTCTGTATTCCAAATTTCTTTGTACTTGGACTGAACGTCTTTATAATCCTTACCGATTATATGTCTCTTTTCTGCTTTCTTACCGAAAGGAACAATTCCCATACCGAGAACTTTTACTTTGCCATCATAAACGGGCATTCCTGAAATACCATAGTTCTTTGCACTACGGCCTTTCCACATAGGTGTTACAGTTGTTCCGACTCTTAGTTTAGCAATGGTAACTTTGCCTTCGTCTAATTGTTCTTGTTCCCATTTATTAAATGATTTCATTTCTATTTTCCTTTGTTAACCTGCGGCTGATTGCATTTTTTGTTTAGCTGCAGCGCGTTCTTTATCGCGTTCCTGTTTACGCTTTTCACGCTCTTTTTCTACTTCGTCTTGAACTTTTTGTCTCTCAACTTCAGCAGCGTGTTTTAATTTAATTCTTTCTTTATCTTTTTCTTGTCTATCTTTCAATAGATCAAGTTCAGATGCTTGTCTTGCTTTAAGATTGGCCTGAGCAACAGCATCCTCTTTAACATTAACCGTACCCATAATATCTCGAATACGTTTCTTGTGTTTCTTTTGATTCTTTTTAGAAACACCAGGTTCTCCATCAGGACCTACTCCTAAACCGGCAATGTTTCCACCACCAACGTTATTCGCAGGTTCTTCATCAATTTCGCGTTTTGCTGCTTCGGATATTAAAGAACCGTTTTCATCCATGAATCGAGCAAGTGCGTTATCAATATCTTCTTCAACAGATTCTTCTGTTAAATAATTAGTAGCTTCAACTCTTTGCTGTTCACGTATCAACCATAAGGCCGATGCATAAGACGCAAGTTTAGTTTGACCACCAGGAAGTTTACCGAGTAGTTTCTTTAAGTTCAAAATCATTTGGTCAAAATTACCAAACGCTGATTTTTGAGCATTCTTTGTAAAGTCCTTACGTTTGATTAGGATATTACCCTTATCATCAATAATTCCTTCTTTATATGCTTCCCACTTATTAAAGGGTGTCACCAACCTTTTGATAAATGAGTACACTAAGAATAAATCTACTACCATTTAAATTTCCCTAAGTCTTGCCTCAATAAACTCATCACCATTAATTGATTCCGAGTTTATTCCAATTTCATCATATACTAATACTTCTGGCATATAATTCAAATACTGTACGAATGGTTTTAAATATTCGTGATACTCATGAAGTCTCATGAATAACATATTTGTTGCCGCTTGTCCAAACACATTGAATATTACAATGAGATGGTTCAGTATCAACCTTTCTTTTAAATCATTATCTTGTCTATAACGAGATAGAAGTTTCCTGAGGTATTGAAACCTCTTAATGTCTTCTTCGAACTCTGACAATTCAGTACACTGAGGATTGTCATAGTGTTTCATCGCATATAGCAGAAAGGTTGATTCTGTCAAATTCATAACAATTAAAGGCTAACTATTTAAGTTTAAGCATCCGCCACGACTGCATCGTCACCACCGCCTGTCACACCTAAGTCACCAGCATCAACTGCAGATACCTTCATAGGTACCAAGCATTCTGCGAAATGACGGCCGTTTGCTGTATGGTATAACCACCAACCAGGACCTGTGAGACCTTTTGCTCTGTTAGCAGCAACACCTGCCTCTGTCAAGTCAACGAATACTGCGTTGTCTTTATCATTGGACTTATTGGTATTGTTTGCGTCGTCTTCGAGCCACTTTGGTACGCTAGCTGCCGCGTCTGTTTTTCCCCATAGTGCCATTGTTATTCTCCTAATTTATTTTTATTTTAAAACTTTATAAAGTTCATTAACTAATTCAGCTTTTTTCTTTCTCTTATCGAGTTCAATACCAGCTTTACGACCTTCGGCCTCAAGTCCAGCTTTTGTTAGTTTACCTAACGCAGCTTTAGTGACTTTAGGACCTGCAGCAACAGCAGCCTTCTTTGGCTCTTTTACTGGGTCTACCTTAGCAGGTACATCATTCGAAGAGAACAAGCTTTTAATCCAATCAATCAAAAACATAATCTACTCCTATTATATAATTTAAAATTAACTACCGCAATTGCTGGCAGCTAACTTCTTTTTCTTTGGCTCGAGAGTATCAGATGCTTCTGTATCCTCTGCCTTTTCGTTGTCTCCTTTCCAGTTCTTATCAACGTAATCAAAGAATTCTTTTTTCTTCTCATCGCTTTCAAAGTCTGCTGGACTTTCGACTCCAAACTTTTTTAATGCCTTTTGAAAGAATTCTTGATAATCAGAATCCTCTTCTTTTTGTAAACGAGCCATAATCTTTTCTTCGATTTTGCTCTCGATAATTTCTTTCCAACTCATTTCTTTCTCCTGGGAGTTTGTTTGTTCTATGTTTATTTATAACAATTTAGTTACTCTGATTTCCAAATTGTTAATACCTTTAATCAATCTATGGTATTCGTTCTCTTCAACGTAAAAGTGATCACCTGGCTTTAATAGAAAAGGTAAACATCCTTCAGGTTGAAATTGCCAACCATCGCCTCTTAATACCTCAATCTTTCTATCTTCTTTATCTCTATGCCAGACAAACTTCGATTCATCTTCATTAACATCAAATATACGAATATCATTTAGGTCCGTATATGGTTTACCAGAAATAACTACCACCTCCCTTGAGGCCAAGTTCTTTTGCATATTTAGGTAATCTGCAAGCCCAGTATCCTGCCGAGAGTTTATCTGTTTTAGTATCGCAATTGTGTCGACTTGCGAAGTTTCGAGCCGCGTCTCTATCATTGATTTTAGCAGTGAGACCGCCTTTTTCATCGCCGAACTCAATCTTTTTGATATTACCTGTGTCAGGGTTTCTAACATAGACAACATACTTTTTATCTCCGCCTGAGCGTTTTGGTGAATTTAGTTCTGGTTCTTCTGATACATCCAATTCAATCATTGGTGTTTCTAAAGGAACTGTGACTCCTTCATATAATCCAAAACCTTCGTATTTCCAATCTGTAAATTTTTTCATTAGTGATCCGATTCGTCGTTCTTTGCCGTTTTATTTGATAATATAAACCGTCTATTAGGATTTACAGCAATCTTAAACTTTGTCATTAGTTTACGATTCACTAACATCTCTGATGCTGTATCTTTTAATGATAAAGCAATCTCAGCAATATGTTTTTTATTATTAAAAGTTATTTCATGTTCGATTACAGGTCTTTCATCAAATGGCTTTTGGCCACGCATTGGTTTTGAGACATACAATAACTCATCTTCAAACTTATATCCGTTCTTTTCCCAAAATACCTTCTTGCCTTTTACTTCCATTTTATCAACATGTAACATACTTGCTTTTGCACTATTACCTGAATCAAACTTTGCACGGACAGGATTCTTTTCCATACCTTTAAATATAATTGTTTCAATATATCCAGCTTCTTGTCTAAAGATTGGTCTTCTATTGACATCCTTAGTAAAGAATGATATAATACTCTCTACTACATTTTTATCAGAAACTTTACCTTTAGGTTCTTCAGTCCAAGGATCATATCCTTCAAAATGAGAACGAATACCTGGAGAACCATTTACTTCGATAATATAAGGATTGCCTTTCTTATCAACAAAATGATCTACTCCACAATATACAGCTCCTGTTGCTCGCGCTGCAGCTTTAATTACTGCTATCTCTTTCTTATTTAATTTATAAGGTTCGGTTGTTGCGCCTTGGTGTACATTGTTTCTAAAGTCTTTATTATCTGGTGCCTGTATTCTTTCAGCTGCAGCAAGTATTTTACCACCTACAACTAAAGTACGAATGTCTGATTGCATTTCAAAGAATTCTTGAATTAGCAAATCAGCTTCATATTTCCATAATGATTGACATACACCTGTTAGAGATGACATACTGTCAACCTTCATTACACCAACACCTTGTGTACCTTTCAATGTTTTAGCAATAACTGGGAACTTTCCACCAACTCGTTTATGAGCGTCTTCAATAGAATGTTCGTTTGGAATAGATGAGGTTCTTGGAATCGGTATATTATTACGACCTAACAATAATGCGTTGGACATTTTGTTATCGCAAACTAACATTGACTCTAAATCGTTTACAAGTAAGAAACCAATATCCTGTAAGGAAGAAACAAACGCCTGTGAAGTAAGCGTACCAATTGCTCCTGCTCTTACAAATACAATTGAGTTATAAGTCTCAATTTCAATATCTTTATCCTTACCATCAACATTACGAAGCTTTACACTTCCAATCTCAATATCAGAACCAGCAATCCATGCCTTAGATACATCAACAAAATCGTACTTGATATTTCTTTTAGTTGACACTTCTTCAACAATATCAGCAAAGGTGCCGTCACCATCTCCTGTACCTAATACAACAATGTGCAGTTCATCATAAGAAAGAACTTCCGTCTCTTCCTCTAGTAACTGGTGATTTCTGTATTCAGATATGGATTTCATAATTTATTATATCAACTTTGTGGCTGAATGTCAACTACTTCGAGTGTAATTCGAGTAGTTCTGGAAAGATATCTTTGATATCTTCGTCGTCCATTGCATATGCATCGCCTTGTAAGAACTTAACAATGTCGCCTTTCTTACCAGTAATGTCAGCCATTTGACGACCTGTCTTTTTGATTTTAATATTGTATTCTCTTTGCGATTGGTTAATATCAGATGAACTTCCAATATAGTCAATATCAACTGTAGTTGTTTTGCTTGGACTTTTAAGTCTCAACGCTTCAGACAATACAGATTCGTCCACACTAATTGTCACTTCTTCGTTGGCAGGATAGCCTTTAAGAGGAGTAGGAGAAGGTACCAAGACTTGCTTAATTTTTTCATATGTTAGTTTCGCTAATTTTTCTTTAAACTCTCGAGTTCTTGCATCGATAGCTTTTTTGGTTATTGTATCCACTTTATCCTCCGAATTCGTGTCCCGCGACTCGCTTCATTTGTTTTTTAAATTCTGCAAAGTCTGGTTTTGTTTTATATAATTTAATTGATAGATTAGCTTTGTCTTTGCCTTTAATGCGCCATTCATAGCCATCTTTCTTGTGTTCTGGTTTTGTTGTTTTAACAACTCTGCGCTCAAACCCGTCTTCCCACGATTCGGAACCTTCTGATAATTGTTCATCAACCATAAGTGCAAGTACATGTGAATCTAATCCTAACTGATTCGCAATCTTACCTGCATAATATTCTTTTCCGTGTCTTGGCTTTGGACCGTGTTTATACATAATTTGTTTTACGAGTTCAACACCTCGACCATATTTCTTTTTGAATATAGTATCTGCGGCAATCTTTTTAATAGCCTGCGAGGTTGTAAGTTCTTCAATCTCGTTTTCTTCAGGTACGCAATTAGGAACCATCTTGTCGCCTTTCTTTTTCATGCCTACTTTTTTGTAGCCAGTCCAACAACCGTCTGCTTCTAAAAATTGTTTGAAGGATTTCATTATACCTTACCTACGCGTCAATAATTGTCATTATGAAATCGTCGAGCTCATCGACATCATCAGTCTTAATTTCACCGTTATCCATTGCCCAACTCATTAACTCGTCTTGTACCTTTTGAGGTAAATCTTTGCCTCTTCTTAAAGCATCAATATCTCTACGGTGTTTAGTTATTAGTTTCTTCCAATCGTTATCACCTGGGAATAACTTAATTACCTTTTGAATGTTTTCAACCAACTCTGCAAGTTCATCAAAATCTGTTTCTTCTTCAATGATTTCTTCATCTTCTTTAATCATCTTACTTACGTTCATAGGAGTTTTAAGTCTACCCTTAGAATCTACTGCTTTAGGATACATTTTAGCAATAAGGTCATTATAACCTACAAGTACATTTAGAATATCTGCTCTAATCTCATCGGTACTAATACCTTTGATTACTTTCTTAACTGCACCGAGATTGCCTTGATTAAGAGCTCGAGCTACTGATTGATAATCTTTCTTATCTTGACCTGTTTCTTTCTGAGATAACCTGGCCATATTCTTCTGTGCAAGGTCTAAGTCCTGAGCATAGTTTTCTTTCAATCTTATTTTATGCAATTCTTCAAAAATATATGTCATTATCCGAACCTCTTTGCGAATTGCTGGAGAGTGAGTGTTTCAAAATCTCCATGTTGATTTGTTATCTTATATCCTAACTTACCTTTGTAGTCAACTGCTACCGCTTGATAGGTATACTGTTTATCTCTCAATCCACCAATTACAGAACCGTAGAAAGTAATCTTTTCTTGAAGATCTGATTCTTCGTTTAGATTGGTAATCTTCATATCTGCAACATCAACACTTCTACTTAATACTGCTTTGATTTTTTTCGCGTCAAGTTTACTTGCATCACCACGAGTACCTATAGAAACAGTACCAAGTCTTTGTCCTTTTGTGTTGGTCATTCTTGGATTAGGAGCAATTGTATCTGTTACTAAACCACCTAATGGCTTAACAACCTTTGCTATTTCTTGTCTGTAAACAGCCCAGTCTCTTTTTAACTCTTCAGCGTCAGATCTGGTTAAAGTACCTTTATCAAATGTTACACCTAAATCAACTTCAATCTCAATTGCTTGTTCTAAACTGTTTGGCGTTGATACTTCATTAATTGTTGATTCGTCAAGATCTTCATCAAACATACCTGAGGCCTTCATCATAGCAAGTGCATCTTTCTTTGCCTTCTCTGCATTACCTTTATTGATTCTCTCAACTGCTTTCTTAATTAATGCTAAACGTTTTGCTTTATCTTTTTCTGACATTGCCTCAACAATTTCAGTTTCTTCTCGAGCAAATAAAGCAACCGGCTGACCAGGACGAGCTTTAGGATACATTACTTTAAATACATCTTCATGACCCATGATAAAAGTAACAAGATCTTCAAGAACTGCTGTATCTAATTTAGACATATACTTAGCAGCATCTTTATGCTTGCCTTGTGAAATGAGTTTAGACACATTCATGAAATCCCTTTTATCACCGCCAGTTTCTTTTCTTGCAGCATCATTGATTTCTTTCCCAAGCTCTTTGCTTGATTTATTAATATTCTCGCTGATTGGATCAACGCTTTCTAATACCTGTCTAAACTTTTTCATTGGTTACCTGGTCCTTATTAAATTGTTTGAAAGTCTTTAATTTGTTTTCCCTCTTAACTTTTTGGTAAGGGGTGTCTGTTTGAAGTTTGGCTCTTGCTTTATCGGTTCCCCAATCTCCAGCACCGCCTTCTTCCTTTATATTATTTATACGATCCATTATTTAACTTTATCAGCCAAATCTTTATCAGCCTTACCCCAAGTACCTGGTGATTTTGTAGCAAAACTGTTTACTCTTGCTAATCCCCATTGTACTGGAGTTGTACCAGGTCTATGCCCTGTTCTCCAAGCAGCAACTCCACGATCAAACACTTTCTTCAATATTCCATAAGGCATTCCAGATTTTTCTGCTTTATCCTTTAATGATTTTTCAGGGTTTGATTTCTCGCTTACGAATTCTACTTGTTCTATCAGATCGTATAATTCTTCAATTCTTTGTTCTGTTATTTCAGATTCAACATCTGCTCTTTGTTTTGCTACAGCTTCAAGTTCTTTTGCTTTGCCATACATTTTAAATCTATAATCAAAATTAACAGTATTATCTTGTCTTAATAATTGATGTGGTCTTTTTAAACCTGCACGTTCCATATTACGGTTAACGGCTTCACCAAACATTTTCTTAAACTTGTTTGAATGTTTAGATGGTTTTGTTTTAGCTTCAGCATCACCAGGCGCAGGCTCATAGGCTTTTGGATTGTCATCATCCATCTTTGTCTTTTTATTAAAGTGAGCTTGTCTTTTATCTTTTGTTGAATTACCTAGATCTTTATAATAACCGGGCTGTTGCTTTTGTTGTTTTGATTCTTTATCAGCTTCTTGTTGTAGTCTTTCTTGAATAGAAGCAGCGCGATATAAATCAACGTTATGTGATTCGTTTGCGGTTTTTAAAGCTTTTTGAATTTCAGGATGTTTGGAAAGGTTTCTTTTGAGTTTATCAATTTCTTTAACTGCGTAATTCATATTACCTGCTAAATCTAAAGCAAGTTCAATACCAAGCTTAACATTCTTATCTCGATTTGCCGCAGACTTTGCTTTAGGATTGTTCTTATAATATTGAGCAACTTCAGCGCCAGTTAGTTTTTGCTTCCCCATTGGTGATAAAGGATCTACTTTACCATCCTTAACTCTTTCGCCGAGGAATTGTAGTACCGCAAAATTTAATGATTCAGAAATACCTAAACCTTTACGAACGTCATTAAATAAGTCTAATATTAATCTGTCGTTTCTTGTTGGTATACCTTTTTTAAATAAATCAAGATTACCTTCTGCAGCAGCAGCTCTTATTTTACTTGCTGACATTCCTGAAACATCATCAGAGTCAGGATCACGTTCTCCTGCGGAAACAACCTTAATAGAATTAAACGTATAATCCTTTCCGTTGTATCTGTTCAATAGTGTTTCAAATTCTCTTATTCTATCTGAACCAACAACGAGAACAAGATCCTTAAATCCTGCCTTTTGTAATTCTTGAGCAACTTGAATAATTGTTTTAGCATTTGATTTAACAACTAATCTTTTTCCAAAGAATGTTTGAGCATATTTGAGTTTTTGTTCGTATGTTAAAGGATTCTTTTTTGCATCTTGAGTTTTTGATAGGTATACTAAAGGAGTACCTTTTTCAGAGATTGCTGTTGAGATTATTTTATTAACTAATTTTTCATGACCGACTGTTGGAGGATTCATTCTACCAAAAGTAATAACCGCTTTGTTCTGAACAGCTTCCGCTATTGTAGGTTCCGTATCAATAAATTTATTAGCGTCAAAGCTTGTCTTGCTATTCTTTTTAATAATGCCTTTACCAGTATCCTGGTCCTTCTTTTTATCTTTACGCTTCTTAATATCTTTATTGTCCGCGTCATTTATTTTGTCGTGATTTGCGTTATCATCGACAGAATCTTGCGCTACGGAAGTCTCTTTATCTTTTTCGTTTAAGCGATCCATCTAAATATTCCTATTTTTAATTTGCTAATGTTTTTATTTATAATATTTAGCAAAGGTCTCAATAAATTCATAGTTAACATGTGCAGACTTATCCCAAATCGTAGAATCTCTTAAATATCCTATTGCTGGTGTAGGCGACATAATTGCTAATGGAATTTGTGTACATCTTTGATTTAAAATAAAGTATGCATTATCAACACATCCCATTACACCTCTTTGTTCTATTTCGTAAATAAGATTCTGGGCTGTTCTTTTTGTCATCATATAAGCATGGGCACCTTCATGTCCATTTATATTAATTAATTGTCTTGGTTCATTATCTCTTGCATCAAACGCTCGATAGTTTTCTGGGTCAGTAACTTTATATCCTAATGTAATTAAATAATTATCAGGTACTTTTATATCTGGTTTATAATACATTAATGCATCATGTTCTAATACAATACCAACTTCATCGTCTCCTTCAGCAATCTTTTTCCAAATAGCGGCATGACCTGCGGAACAAGTATTTGCTTTATGTTCAGGTGTTGGAAAATCAACGTGTAGCATTGGTTCGTAAAACTTCATCTTAATACCAGTTTGGCACCAAGCCATACGACCAGTACAATTAGACCAACCTTCAAAGTATTCCCAATCCAAATCTATTGCATCACAAGTTTGAGAACACATCTTTGCATACTTGCGTGATATTGGATGATCGTGTGTTAATATATAAGCTTTCAAAATACTACCTTTTCGTACTTGTTTATTTCTGCGTATTCGTTAATTCTTTGTTGATGTTTTAACGAAGGTGTTGGAAACTCTCTGCACATATCTTCAAACGATTTATGAACTCGAGTATTCTCTGCCTTTGGATGTGGTGTAAATTCAATATGAGGATACTGTATTTTCATATACTCAAATAACTTTTCTTCTTCATCCTCAATTCTATATTTAATATTTGGTCTACAATTCATTATCATATCATGAAACTGGCATATACTATCAATTGCGTTTTCTACTGGGTTATTATTATTTAATCCGATGAATTGTTTTCTAAAATAAGTAGAATCGTAATTAAAGTTTTTTACTACTCTTTCGTATTCAGTATAAAATTGAGTCCCATCCCAACTATAACCATCTCTATCACATGGTGGTGATTCAGTATAAGTAATAGAAGCAAGAGCAGTTTTTGGATCTCTTACGTTATAAACTAAATGATTGTATGTTGGTCTTCTATCAAATCCACTCTGCCACATATATGGACCTTTAGGTTTAACTAATAACCAAGATACAATTCCCATCTTGCCTGATGTTTCGTGGCCAACATCTAAACCCCAATCAGATAATACTTTACTTGTATATCCTGTGCCTGTTCTTGGATGTCCTAGACCTAATATTTCTACGTGTCTCATTCTATACCTTGTGAATATTGTTTTGTTGTTCCTGACATTGAAGGAGCTTGGTCGAGAGCAGTTGAACCCCAATGTTGTTCTGCGTATATTTTACCTGGTCCATTATACCTTGGATAACCTGGGCGAAACCATTGTGGTATAAACATATAAGATGGAAAGATATGTAACATATGTCGTGTATCATCTAACAATCTTGCTAGGAAAAAGTTTCCTGTTGATTCATGAGGCTTTAGATCTAATTGATTTGGTCTGAGTGTATGGAGCTTTCTTAATATAACATCGAGAAATTTATTGCCTGGGTTTGCTGCCATGATTGGAGATATAGATCTTGGTATTACATCTTCTTTTTCAAATACAGTATATGCAAGATTTGGATCTTCAACAAATAGTTCGTCTACTCTATGATAACATTCTGAATCTGCTTCAGGCCAAAAGCCACCTTTTTCATATATTAACTCATAACGAATTAAATCAGCAACTCCTGCCCATGTACCTCTTCTGTAGTACTCTTCAATTAAATGTTGATTGTACCATTTACGCTTATGTAACATGTCATCTGTGAACACGCTGTATTCCCAGTCAGGCATCTTTTCTTGCCAAGTATTCATCCACTTCAATGGAGCAGGATTTGGTCCTATCCATATATGTGTCATCTTCTTTTCAATATTCATAATCTTTTAATATATCTCATTGCTGCAGCTGCGTTATCATTAGAGTCTAAATTTATATATCCGATGTTAAGTCGGTCAAACTGTTCTATAATTGCATCATCAATTTCTTTACATTCTTTTAGATCTTGTGCTCTACCGTTTTGTTCAAAATCATCAGGTCTTGTTAGCATAAAGTTAATATTATGATTATATAAACAGTAACACTCAAAAGCCATTTTGTCAATTAGATCTGAATAGATTGCTTCACCATATCTCTCACGATATATTGGACTTAAGAGTACAGGACTATCGGTAATAATATAATCTACCTTATCGGACAATCGTAATATCTTTCTGTGTTGATGACCGAGTACCCAAAGTTGATCTGCCAACATTGGTATGTTACCTTCCCATACGCACTCTTTAGCAAACTCATCCGTCAGTTCGACGTTATAGCCTGCGATTTTCATTTGATAGAACAAACCGGCAGCAGCGGTAGATTTACCTGACCCCGGCCCGCCGTAGAAGTTTATGACTGTTACATCTTTCATTGAGGATCACCTTATTCATATTATAGAATTTATATTATATCATATTTAGGCAGGGTTGTCAACTAATATTAAATCAAACGATGCTGATAAAACACCGTTTGCTGCACCAATAGCTCTAAAGTCCATATCACTCTTTTCAGTAATTCGAATAGGAGAAGAGTAATGGATTGTGTGTTCCATTTGGTATAGCATAGTACCACCAGTAACTCTAAATGCTCCGCCAAACGGTCTTACAAAGAGTGATGCTTCAACAGCTTGGTTCTTACTAGAAGATACTTGCATATGAGTTAGGTAAGCAGTTTTACCAGCAGGGACTGTATAAAAAGCTTGTAACGTTTGGCCACGACCTGCTTTAATAGAACTTACAATATCAGCACCGATCGTTGCAGTAACATTACCAACGTTTGTCTCTGTTACCATAAACATACGATTAATACGATGCCAAGTTTTAGTTCCTACAACATCAGCAGTACCAGCCAAAGTCAATGTTTCTGATTGAAAGTTATAATCGGCATCTAATCCTTCAAGCGTAACATCAGTTGTATCACCAGCAAGGGATGAAGTAACAGTAACAACGCCGGCATCACCAATTTCTCTCCAAGGTGCTAATTGATCTCCAATATTTTCGCCTTGCGCCCAAATAGTTGACCAGCCTGTTCCAATAGTTCCATCAATGATGCCAAACTTATGTACCGCAGAGTAACCGTCTAGTTCTCCGGCTGCTAAAGGAATATTAGATGCCTCGCCAAACGTATTGATAATATTACCATCTTTATCTGATAACATAAATGCTTCAAATAAAGTTTTATTATCTTGTAAGTATGCTTGATTATTTTTGTTCCAAATTGCCATTCTTCGTATTCCTTAACTAAATCTACGGTGTTCCTTGACTAAATCTATAGTCGTAAAAGTCCTTATTAATTTCACCATTTACCAGAGTTTTTCCTGGCTTCCTGCATTTAATATAAGTTTGAGTTGTGTAACCGCCTGAATTAGGTACTGTAAATGTTCTAACACCCGCGGAGACCGTTCCTGGAGAGTCAACATAGGTATCAGTAGCGGTTGCTGTATTTTCATATTCCCATGTTCCATTACTTCCTGGTACTGTTACGAATGCCATTATTTTTGCCACCCTTTAATGTATTTGTCTGAGAAGTTAGCAAGACTGAATCCCATGCGGTCAACAATTTTTAATGCGTTCGAACTATAATGATCAATAGCAACAAATCCTTCTTGCCCTGTAACTTCAAATCCTTTCTTTGTTTTTAATAATGTTCGTATACCGTCAACAGTATTTAGTTTCGCAATGATAACATATTTCATATCAACGAACAAATCATATAACGTAAATATGGCCTCAAGCTTTTTAGTATTTCTTTTATCAAAAATTTGTAATACTGCAGCTGCTTTATCCATTTGCGTTTTCTTACCAGCAGGAGTCTTACGCTTATCTGCTTCCTTTTGGTAATATTGTTGTATGTATCGTTGGAGATCCGCAACGAATGGCTTGACTGATCCAATACGCTCTCCTGCACGAACCTTTGTATTGATAAAAGTATTTACCTTTACATTTAAATCTTCGTTTGTTCCGAGTTCGCCTAGAACCTTAGCATCTATTGTTCTAAACAATGATCCTGCCTTTGATAACATGGCTGTAAGATTATCAGTCTCTGCCTTTGTCATTGTTGCTGTACCTGACTTATCTTCGAATGTTGCGTCTACGTGCCAGACCGTTTTAACTTTATTAAGTTTTGTTGAGATCGCCTGACCAAAGCTTGCAGACATTGTTTGAAGAGTTGATCCTCCGTATGTTGTGTGCCAGACCACACCGATCTTGGATCCTGAAATTGTCTTACCGAGGTCTGATGATTTAGGTACCGCGTAAACAATGGTATTAGGATGGAAAGTAACACACGGTTCTCCATCAATATTTTCCGTTTTAAGATCGTCGTTCGTATATAAGAAATCACCTTGTACCACTCCTTCAATTCCAAGCTTGGCAAATTCTTTTAAAGCAACTTTAAATTTGCTATTAAGATCACCGCTTAGATCATTATCTATTTCTGCATTTGTTTTATATAATTTTGGAGTCTTATTAAATACTCCTTTCTTTGCCACAAAGAACTTGCCGTCAGCAGGATCAACTCCAGCAAAGATCGCAGGCGCGCCATCCCATTTTGTTGTTAAACTAACAGGAGCTTGTGTATTACCCGATAACATATCTCGGATATTACGAATATAGTTAATTACGTTTCTTGTACCTTTTACACCGCCGTCAATAACAGCATCTTCTAAATGCGTCATATGTAGATTGGCATCTGCCTCAGCAAGATATTGATTATAACTCTTCATTATGTTTTAATCCTTAATCTACCTTTATGTTTAAAATCTATTTCTACTTTTCTTTTTACTTCTGATGCAATGTCTTTAAGAAGTCTAAGATCGTTCTTCATAACATCCTTCATTAACTTGTCTTTTACATCTTTAAGAATTATATCAATAATAGAACCACGATCCATTGATAAATCAGCTTCATTAATATTTAAATGTTCTTCTGAATATTGTTTAATCCATTTCTTTGCTTTAGGATTGTTGATATTAGATTTGGCAAATTTACCTGCCCACTTATATCCATCCATAATTCCTTTATCAATGTTTTCACCTTCAGAATTATCAATTACTACAAAGTTAGAACCAAACATACTATTAAATGATCCGATGTTCTTTTGTACTTCTTTCCATAATGCAGTAACTTGTTGAACTGGTAGTGATCTTGGTCTCATATCATTACGCTTAATCGCAGTATCTAAATCTGTATTAACGTATATCATTCCAACATCATAACCAAGAGATCTTAATTGTTTTATTTGACCTTGTATCTTTGCTACATTCTTACCTGTTCCATCAATAACTAAACCGAGACGACCACGTAAATAACCAGTCATTCTTGCGCTTGTTATTTTCTTTGCTTTATCGCGAATCTCTTGTCCTTGAGTTGAAAAGATAGTATCAGCATCCATTGTTAAACCAGCTTTATTCATTGCTACTTCAAATGCATCATCTGAGTTAACAACTTTAAATCCGTGAGCAGGTAATGCTGTCTTACCAACAATAAAAGATTTACCTGAACCAGGACCGCCTGCTAAAAAGATTGCTTTAAATATCGCAGGATCATTTGGTCCTTCATTAAACTCATTAAAACTTTTCATAAAGAAATACTTCCTGGTATACCTGATGCTGATCTAATCTCGACTCCCATAAACTGCATTAAAGAAGCAAACATTTTCTTACCCATCTTTGCGATCTTTTTAAATACTGCACCTATTTTAGCAATAACTTTAGAAACGGCAGATTTAACTTTATTTACAAAAGCAGTACCTTTATCTCTTGCCCAATCACCAGCTTTCTTTAGCATATCAAGTGGACCTTCTGATAGGAAGTCTTCTGTTAACATTAAGCCATCAAGTTGTTCCATTTCAGATAATACAATACCTCTTAATGTTTCTGATTCTTTAATACCTAAACGTAATGCTGAATACGCAGGAGCACCACCGCCACCTGATTTAAACGAAACGACAGGCTTAACAGTTTGTGCATATTTAATAATAATTGGATCTTTAATATTACTAATGGATTGAACTTCAATACCGCCGTTTAAATCAAACTTACCTAAAAGGTTTGCCGCTGCAGGAGAACCTGCGCTTCCAAATTTATGATTACCAGTTGCTGCTTCAAGTACAATATGTTTACTAAATAAAGCGTTAACTGCTGTATCTTGATTAATAAGGCCTTCGAGCATTTTAGTTAATTCTCTATTCCCTTTATCCTTTGCTTGGAAGTCAATCACTGCATCAGTTTTTACACCAGCCTTTGATTGTTTTCGCAATTCACCAGCAGCAACCCTTGAAACTAAAGAAGACATATTTGTTTCCATTGTTTCAACCAGTTTAGTTGCCATTCCTCTATCTTCGCCCATTTCTGCCATTGCGGCTTTAACGATTGCGATAGCTTCTGCTTTGGTTGGTGAGGCAAGTTGAGATCCGCCTGCTTTCTTTAAAGATATCTTTTCTTTGAAATCGGAGGAAGCAATATCGGTCTTCGGTGTTTTATTCTTAGCACCAACTTCTTTCCATATAGGTCCTAAACTAATAGATCCCATACCACGACCAGTTTGTACTAATTGTTTTGCTTTTAATTGACTATTGAAGTTACTTGCGATTTTATCAGCAACATCCATATAGTTACTAAACTTTTCTGCTACGGCAATTGTTTCTGGATCTGTTGTTTTATTATTGAGTTTATTGTAGGCATAAACAATTACATCTTCCCATTCAGCACCAGTTGGTGGAGATCCTGAAGCTTTCACATGAGTGAAGGAACTTGATTTAAAAGAAGTAGATCCTTTGATATGAATAACCTTACCATTAGGAGCTTTTAAATATTTTTCTTCAGATCCATCTCCGTACGTATAGTCAGCCTTTGTCGGAGATATGATTTCAAAATGATCGCCGGCATTGTAGCCTAACGCAGAGAGTTCTTTAAAACCTTTTCCGTTATAAGCAATCTTATGTCCTATAACGTAGTCAGGTTTTAAGAAACTAGCTTCTGTAATGAATGTATTAAAGCCTTTCATATTAACCCTATAAAAATTAGTATATATCTAGAGTTTATTTATACAGAACCTCAAGTTAAAGCAACATCTCCAAATATGTTTTTACCACCAGGCTTTCTTTTATTTAGTCTCATACCAATATCGGTCTTATCAAAGACAGGACCGCCATCATCATATGAGTTCTTTTTTCCTGGTTGGCCACCACCTCCGGATGGACCTTCGAGATTGATATTATCTTGAGCAGATTCTTCGAGTTCATAGATCTTCATCTTTGCTCTTTCAATACCTACAAGGAATCGACGATAGTAACTGATGTCTCCCCAACGATTCTTCAACTGTTTAATCATCAACTGATTCATTTCGTCAAGATATTCAGAACTGACCAAACCTAATATACAGTCAGCCGTATGAGTAATACCCATTGACTCAGATGTATTTGTTAGATCAACGTCAGAGTTACCATACGCATCTCTGTTGTATTGAGAAGACGTAACGACTGCGCAATTATATTCCATTGCCAATCCACGAACTTCTTCTGCAATTGATTTGACTAAGGTATAACTGTTTGCAGCTGCCGCACCTTTTACTCGAGCTGATGAACATATGTTCAAGTAATCGAGAAAGATAACATCAGGAGTAAAATTCTTTTTAAGTTTCAACTCATTCAATAAATGTCGGAAGTGACCACTATGAGCAGAACCAGTTGGGAACTCCTTCACAATAAGTTTACCAGTTGTCTTTGTTTTATATCGGGCTATGCGTTTCTCAAATACATCACGAGGAACTTCGGCAACTTCGTCGAGAGTAATATCCATAATGTTTGCGTCAATACGACGACCGATTTCTTCAGCAGCCATTTCCATTGTAATATACAGAACATTCTTTCCATACATCAAATGATTTGCTGCCATGTGACATTTAAGTAAAGACTTACCACCACCTGTCGTTGCCAACAGAACAGTCATAGATTTACGAGGTATGCCACCTTTTGTAATTTTGTTTAAGATGTCAATGTCAAAAGGGATACGTTCTTCTTTGCGATGATAATGTTCATAACGATCATCAACGTCTTCAAGAAAGTCATGACCAACAGAAGAATCAAAACTGATACCCAACGAATCGGATAACAGCTTTGGAATTTCTCCTTTACCAGTTTCTGACTCCTGGCCATCAAGGATAAGAATTGATTTACGTATACTATTATATAGATCTTTGTCTTGACAGAACTTTTCAGTTTCATCAATCAAAAATTCTATTTGTGTATCTTTATCAACCGACATACTGTCGACTAACTGATGTACACCTTGATACGTATCTTCGTTCAGATCCTTTCGTTTATCAACAGCAATCTTTAAAGCTTCAAGAGAAGGCGGCTCCTTGTACTTTTCAAGGTACTCAGAAGCCGTTTCAAATACTTTACGAAGAACAGTATCATCGAAGTAATCTTCTTTTAAATATGGAAATACCTTACGGCAAAAGTCCTCATTCAGAATCAGATTCGATAAGATTGTCTTCTCGAGCATTGTTTCCCTCCACATTTTGAAGTTTATATTTACGTTCTACGAATGTATTGAATGAATCGTTTTGACATAATTCTTTGAAGAAATCATTATCATCTTCAATATCCTTGCCTCTACGTTTCGGTTCAATAATTTCACCAGTACTAAGATCAGTTAGATTATACCAACCTTGTGTAGCTTTTTGGATATGACCGGATTCAATCGCAAGATCCATTAAGGAACTGTTCTTTTGAATACCTGAATCATACAATACCTTAAACGGTAATTTTGCTTTCTCTTTTACATATCTTGACTTTTCGATATTGATAGTAAACTTCCAACCTGCGAGGTCAGTACCATCTTTCTCTTGAGCCTTAGATATAATAAAGATCTGATTAGCAGAATAGTAAATACCTGTACCACCTGAAATAATATTCTTTGGGAATAATCCAATTTCTTTATATGTATGGTTGACCGCAATACAAGGAATGTCCTTTGTAGTTAGTCTAGGCGTAATAATTCTAAACAATGACTTAAGAGCTTTTGCTCTCGACATATCAGCAACTGATTTTTCATTCAATGCATCCTCAACTTCTTTCTTTGAAGCAAGGTTACCAATTGAATCAATCATTACCATTATGTTGTCACCTTTAGATACTTCGTCTAAACGACCAACAATATCAAACTTTAATTGTTCAACATCTTCAATCGGAATATGAAGTACTCTACTAGTATCAATATCAAAAGATTCTAAATACTCTGGTGTAATACCATATTCAGAATCGTATAACAAAGCAACACCTTTCGGGTACTTTTTCAAATAAGCCTTCATACAGTATAAGCCGAGCAAAGTTTTGAAACTTTTTGATTCTCCTGCTACAACTGTAAGACCTGGGATAAGACCACCTTTCAACGAACCACTAAATGCAATATTTACAATAGGTAGTTCTGTTTGAATAGGATCCTTATCTTTAAAGAAAGCGGAATCATTTAGAGCAGCTGCCTGCTTTACTGATCCTGCCTTCAACATTTTATCGAGTAAACTCATATTTTATTCTCCACTTAGAATTTGATGTAACTTATCAGCGAACGCATCGAGTTTTTCATATCGGTTTGGCCAATAGATGTAATCCTTTTCAGGGTTAGCTTTTAAGTTGTTTATTAAAGGAACTACTGCGTCATATAATAACTGCGCTTTGGCTGCATTAGATTCTGCGGTAGCATTTGAAGTTGTAGCAACTTCTTTGGCTTGTTGAACTACTTCTAGTTCGTCAGCGTCCACAGCTGTAAAACCAAAATCAAAATCGAGAATGGTTGTTTCTTTTTCAATAGACATAATGTCCTCCTAGAAAGATAAGGGACCCGAAGGTCCCCCACAGTTGTTTAACTACGTGCCAATTCCTTAAATATACTAAGGTCATCATCATCATCACTTGCGGTTGATCCTACTGATGGTTCGGCAGTTGCCATAACCGGTTCAGAAGTATCATTAGACATATCGGATAAATCCAATTCGTCAGCCGTTTCAGTTACCGGTGCAGAAGCAGTCGGTTCATCATTTTGTAGATCAAGTACACGATACAATTTAGTTTTCAGTTCTGTGTAAGTTTTGAAGTTACTTTCAGATACCAATTCCTGTAGAGAATGTTGTTCTCCCCAAATTCTTTCCAACTCAGCATCGTCATCAGACAATGGAGACGCAGGATCAAATTCAGATTTATCGTAGTTTGGATAACCTTCAAACTGTCTGATCTTTAAACGAAAGTTTGCACCTTCCCATAGATCAAACGGATTGGTTGGTTCTTCATCTTCAAAAGTTGGATTCATTAAATCATTCAACTTATCAAAGATCTTTTTACCAAACTGATACATGAATACTTTACCTTCATTCTCAGGATTTGCTGGGTCTTTAACGACAATAATATTAGCAGTATACTTCAGCCTACGCTTCTGTTTACGTGCTTGTTCCTTGTCTGACTCAACACCACTGTTCCAAAGTTTAGAATTAAACTCTGATACAGGATCATCCTGGTTCAATGTTGTTAAAGAGTTTTCGATATACCAAAGACCTGTAGGACCTTGGAATCCATGATCCCAAATCCTTACGAAAGGCATCTCTTCACCTTTAGAGGCTGGTAGGAATCGAATGACTGCGAAGCCATTTCCTGCCTTATCTCTTGTAGGTTTCCAGAATTTCCCTGCGTTAGGGTCTTGATATGATTTTGAAGAAATCTTTTCGAGTTGTGAATTCAACTTGTCGAGAGTCTTCGAACGGTTCTTCTTGAGTGAAGAAAAGTCTGTTAGTGCCATAATTAGTTCTCCTTTATATATAGCGTTATATTGCGTAGTATTTTATTAAATACCAAAGTGATCCTTAATTAACTTTTGGAATCGCTTCGGCTCAAAATCGAGAAAGGGTTTATACTTTCGCGATTTGTTTATTATATCAAAAGATACGTGTTTGTCAACTACTTTTTCTTGCCAATACGAAAATATATTCGCTTGATGAGAAAGAATAGTAAATGTTTCCAAACTAATCTTCTTCTGTAATAACAGAGTCATTACCAAAGGATGTTGTCCATCTATTGATATAAAGTTTCGCTTGTATTCATCATTAAGATGAGCAAGCTCGGATTTGAAGATATAACCTAATGATTCTACCCTCTTCCTCCAATTCGTGTATCTGGCTTCTCCTTCACTGTCGAGTAAATCTCGAACCCAGATGTTTTTATTTATTAAAAGATTACTCAAAATTAGACCTTGTGGGTCCTCTTTTTTCGATAATTTTGCGAACGAATATGCATCGTTTCGCGACATAAAGGTATCAAAGTTTGCTCGTACCTTTCCATTATATTTGAAGTAATCGTAATTGTCCGTTGTAAAATGTTTCTTTAATGCCAGAAATTTTACGTATGTATTAAACGAATCATCACTTACTAAAGTCTGTGATATCTTGTTCATCTTCTTTTTTCACCATTCTCAAGTCAACTGCTTCAGTCCGTATCTTTTCTTTCAGTACAGAACTCTTCTTTACGATTTGTGCAATCGTTTCAATTTCAATACCATTCTTATCAGCGAAGTGGCATAGAGCATCGATGTACGGTACTCCTTTTGAAATATGATGAGATATTTCGTGGTGTATTTTATCTGGTGTTAGAGCGACAACGGACATATCAGTGTTTTCCTTAGAATCTTTTTTTGTCATGTATACCTTGTATTATATACTAGTTAACGTGATATGTCAATAGTTATTTTTTGTTTAGTGTAAATAAATCCGTTCAACTCTTATTATTGAATTGAACAGATCTATTATAACAATTTTTCAGTCAGATGTCAATCTATTTATTGAATTAATTAGATGACGCCATGATGATAAAGAACGGTAGGACGATAGGGAATGTTATTAGAGACAGGGCTTGTGTAATTTCGCAGAACTTACAGACTTTCTCATTATTTTTCAATTTTTCGATTTCAGCTCTCAGTGCCAAAGTGGTCATTTCTCTCCTTCTAGGAATTATTCGTAAGGTTAATAGTCATGTTACCAATGGTAACGCGATTATATATACAAACTTGAAGGGAAAATAAGAATAAATATCCATTATATTTAGTTATCTAATATATTACATTTCGTTATATGCTAGATCTCTTCAAATAAGACATTCTCTACATACTGATTCTTACGTTCCTCTGAAATTCCCATTGCCAAAATTGAACTATGAAGCATTCGGTTGAGCTTTTGTTTTGCACAATACTTGTTCTGTCGTTCGAGAGTATTAATCCATCTAGTTTTGTATTGAGGATTGCCCATCTCCATTGTGTAGAACCTTGAGAGTTCTAAAGCCATGTTAATTAACTGTTCGGTTTCTTCTCCATCGCGAATTGCACCAGCACCTACAATGTTTTCCGAAAAGATCTCTAACGCCCAGTCAGGCATTACTCTTTCTTTCTTCCATTCTAGATTTTCAGTTGCTGTTCTGAACTTAATCATATAAGGATGAGTGTCGGGTTTTTGTAGTTCATCAATTGGAGAGTAGTCACAAAAGCAACCACTAATCTTTTTTGGATTCGCAACAATATCTAAACCAAAGATAGGTATATCAACTCCTTCACGCGGAAAGATATTGATATGCATTAACCATAACTTGTTCTTACCTACAGGTTCAATTGTCTTAAGATGGGCTTTACGAATTTCCTTACTATGCCAGAAGTAATCCTTCCATCCATTTAGATCAGCAACGTGTTTCTTATTCTCAACGCGTTCCATCGTTGAATCGAAATCGTTAATTAACGTTGAAGCAAGTTTTCTTAATTGGTCAAAGAGTGGCGAATCAACTATCATCTTCGTCCCACGCATCCATTGTTCTTGCTCTTGCATAATCTTCAGGTTCGTAGTTCTCAGCGTTGTTTCTATAATTTTCCATGAGTTCATGAAATAATCTTTCTGCGTACTCAAAGCAAATCATTGCTTCGTCAGCCATTCCGTCGTGTAATAGTTCTCTTACGCTTTTAATAAGTTCGGCTCTATTCTCGAATTCATACATAAGACCCGACCCAGGTACGTTTCTTTTGATGATTTGTCCGCCATGAGCATCTCCAAAATGACGCACATATAGATGAGCAAGAAGACCTTCATTATTACCCTCCTCGAGTAAAGTTAGTATATGTTTATTATATTCTAATGTTGACTCGAAGTTATCTTCAATTTCTTCAAGATCAAACGTGTTTTCTAATTCTTGTAAGTCTTCTTCAATTGATGTTGACCTAAATATAGGTTCTAATTCCATAGGCACTTCAACGGCTGATTCTAAAACCATATAGTTTTGTAATTGCGCGTGTAAATATTCTTGGTATAGTTTTGGGCTGATATTGCCCGATAGTAGCATTTCTGCGAATTCTGTTCTTTCTGCGTTATCGTGGTGTTGGCGAGTTAATTCTTTTAGATTGTTTGACATAGTATACCTCTCAGTTTAATTCATATTGTATATGAAACTATTTATAAATAATTGTTGAACTTAATTGTATATATCTCAATAGGAGACCACATGAAACAGAAAGTACAATTTTGTGATGTAAAAAGTGAGGCGATTAAATTCGCTGAAATGGCAAAGATTGCCTACGAAGATGGTAAAACAGCAAAGCCTATCTTCAAAAAATTAGGTTATACCGGTCATAAGTTTATTGACCATGACGGTGCACAAGCTCATTGTGTATGGAACAAAGAAGAGTTTGTTCTATGCTGCCGTGGTACAGAACCTACCGAACTCAATGATCTTAAAGCAGATCTCAACATTTGGCCTGATAAAGCTCAGGTTGGTGGTTGGGTACATAATGGATTCCAAAACGAAATAGATGATATCTGGGACGATGTTCTGAAAGTACTTTCAAAGCATGCCACAAAACATATTTCTATATGCGGTCATTCATTAGGTGGAGCAATGGCAACAATTGCTGCTTCGAGATTACTTAAACGCAAACCCGTTCTATATACATTTGGATCACCAAGAGTTGGTAATGCTGCATTCGTAAAGGAGTGTGCTGATCTTGAACATTATCGTTTTGTAAATAACAATGACCTCGTAACTGTTATACCACCTTGGTTTATGGGTTATCGACATCACGGCCAAGTTATGTATTTTAACTATAATGGGATTATCAAAAACCTTGCTTGGTGGAGAAAGTTAAAAGATAAACTACGAGGAATTGCTACTTCGTGGATTCAATTAAAGCCTTTTGACGGCCTTTCTGACCACTCAATGGATAACTATACAAAATATACAAAGGATAACTAATGGAACTTTTAGAGAGACTAACGGACGATACTCTATGGATCTACACAGCAATTTTAGGTTCAATCGCCGGTGCAGGATTCTTGTTTTGGTTTAAAGATACAAGGATGGCTCTATGGGCTGTTGGTAAATTTGATTCTTTCTTGGAATACTTAGCGGTAAGATGGGGATGGACTTGGTTACAAACTGATCCTGACGCATGGAGAAAAAAGTATCCACGTATCACAGGAAAGATTGACGAGCTAGAAACCAGAATTAAATTCATGGAATCAATTGCTCATAAACCTATTGAACCAGGTGGAGCATCAGAGTTGAAAAATTTAATTGACGATATCAATATAAGATTGGATAAAATTGAGAAGAAGCGCAAAAAGTAATGGAGCTCACAGATGCAGCACTATCTAAAGCGATTGAAAGAACGGCAGGATCGTCGTCTAGCGATATTAGGATTGGCATTATTCCTAGCGGCTGCGCTGGCTGGGAGTACGTTATTGATTATGCTGACGAAATTAATAGCGATGATACTATAACAGATTACGGAAAGTTTAAAATAGTAATTGATGAAAAATCATTACCGTTTTTAAATGGCTCAATATTAGATTGGGCTAAAATAGGACTGAACGAAAGTTTTAAGATTATTAATCCACAGGAGGAATCTTCTTGTGGGTGTGGTGTTTCTGTTCAATTCAAAACATAGAGGAGAAAGATATGGATTGGTTAAAAGCTAGACTTAAAGAAAGAACTTCACTAGATGGAGCTGTTGCTATCGGCGGCGGTATTGTAATGATACTAATTCCAACAAGCTTAATAGGTTGGGGTCTTATTGCGTATGGTGCATGGACTATATGGAAGAAGGAAGACTAATGTATGTCAAAGGATTTGCGAGGAAATTCTCGTAAGCCTATTCAAGCCGGCCAAGACTGGAGCGATCCTATGACTTGGTACGGTTTGATATTATCTTTGGTATTAATTGGTGGTGGGGTTTACGCAGGACTAACACACGAACCACAATATACGTGGAATAATTATAAGGAAGAACAATGGAAGAAGAATTAAAAGCAGCAGGACATCACCCAGCAGATACTAACGGTGACGGTAAGGTATCTTCGGAAGAAGAGAAAATGTATTTAGAGTTCAAAAGAAAAGAACTCGACGATCAAGATGCAATGCGAGATGCGCAACGTAAAATGACTTGGTTTGCATTAGGTGGATTATTGCTATATCCATTTGCTGTAGTACTTGCGTCGTTAGTAGGACTTGACGAAGCTCAAAAGACTTTAGGTTCAATGGCTCCTACATACTTTGTAGCAGTTGCTGGTATTGTTGCTGCCTTCTTTGGTGCACAAGCTTACTCTAAGAAATAAAAAAGGGGACATATAGTCCCCCAATTTATTTGGTTCTAATTACAGACTTGCGCTTACGCTAAAGGCATAGTAATTACTGTCAGCCACTAAATCTTGACCAACATTAAAACCTACAGAGAACCTATCATTAAGTTCTTTTGTTAATCTAAGACCAACCGAGTCTTGGAATTGTCCGAATACTTCCGTACCTTCTCCACCAATCTCATAGCCAATTAGTTCAACATCTACCACTGTAATAAATGGTACTGCATAGATTGCTTCGACTGTATATGTATCTGAATCAACAGTATCATAATAGTTTACTGTAAAACCATTACTACTGAATCCAACCAAATACTCTTCGAAATCAAAAGCATCGCCTTGATAGTCGTATTTAATATAACCAACAGTTACATCAAGTACTCCGTCTACAAGAGCTCCACTCCACCCTGCATATAGATCCACTTCACGGTCAACTTCTCCACCGAAATCTACATCTGATGTCCATGCACCAATATAAAATCCTTTGTCGTTGTTGTAGTCGATTCCGACTTGAAGGGCATTCTCTGCGCCTTGAGTCATTCCTCTCCATACGTAATCGTTTGTGATAGTGGCTGAACCACTGAGGTCTGCGAATGCAGTTGTTGATAGCATTAATAGAAATGCTGCGAATATGTTTTTCATAATATAATTCTCCTTATTATTAACATAGTAAAATAGATCGCCATTGCTGACAATCTCATATTAGTCGTTTCCGACCAAATTCTTTATTACTCTACGGAGTGTAGAGTTTCAATTTTGACGGTATCATGATAGTCACCGTCGGTAAAATTCCTAATTGCTGTTTCTCTATATAGATATCCATCTTTGATTCTATACGAAACTACTTCTTTACGAAATACACCGTTCATCTTTGATAAAGATTCTTTGAAAGGTCCTTCAGATAATCCGTCGTAAGGTCTTGCTGCTCTATCTAGCATTATCTTTTTTGAATGAGTAATAGTCTCAACGTTGTTTCCTTTATAATCCATAATATATCCTTAAAATTTAATTTTCAATTTGCCTGGGTAATTAACTAAGTTATCCACATCTGGAATATAACCATCAGGCCATACTATATCCCAATCACTTGCTGTGAAAACCGAATCTTCCGATTCTGGAACTGTAAATACTTTTAACTCAGGTATTTTTGCTGAATGCATTTTACCTGCTGATTCGAGCTCGTCATACTTGTCTGTTAATATAGACAACCAATTTAACCAACCGACATCATGTCCTTCTTTATCTTTTTCTGTTTCAACCACTCCGCCTATTCTTGTATCATATACGTAAGTTGGGTATCTATCAAATAAACTTTTCATTACAAGACTACCTTGATTATGTAAATGTTTATATTCAAAATAAAGTACGGTGTCTTCTCCAACAATAAAGGTAGGATCAAATCTTATTCCTGTATTAATTGCTGCTTTTGAAAAGAACACTAAACGACAATGTACTTCCCAATTATTAATGTAGTCGTAACAATGGTTTGACCACCGTTGATGTACACCTGATAATCTTTCTGCGAAATCGTCAACATCCCATTCAGTAACTTCTACTTGTGTACCTGCTCTTGCAGTTGTCCACCATTCCTTTGGGAAATGAAACGGTCTTACAACCATTCCTGAAATTCTTCTTGAGTCAAGATTATCACCGATAGTAGGTTCAGGACCTAAAGAACAACTGATTGGATCGTTACCGTATGAATTCTTAATTCCTATTTGATATTCTAAAGCAACAACATCAGGTGGAGTATCCATTCCTGCTATTTGTTTGTATGTCCAAACTCCATGGTTTGTTAAATAATCATCACCATCAATAAGAACCATATAATCGTGGTCGGAAGCAGCAAAATTATCGAAGACAGAATTCTTTCCTGTTGCTGCAGTACCATCACTTACAGTAATATAATGTTCAATACTTTCAGAAGAACACCATGCAGCTGCAGCAGTTTCAAAATCAGAATCTAATGTATTAATAATAACAATAAGATCTTCTTTTGGAATTGTTTCGATTTGTCTCTGTAATGCTAACGTGTTACGACAGCATAGAGCGTAGAATTTAACTGTTCCTGACATATTAGTCTATAGGTTCCGTTGGCCAAGTTACTGATAAAGGATAACCTTCTTGATCTGTAATATCACGTAATGCTTGACGATAAGCAATCATTGCTGCAGTCATAGTACCTCTATCTTGTAAGGCGTGGTGATCAGTATGATGTAATAGATCGTCTCTTTGCATTCTGATATTCATACCAATTGCCTCATCGGTTAAAGCAACTATATTCCATGAATATGTTGTTGTATCTCCATCAACCGTTTTAACTCGTTGACAGTCCTGAGTAAGAATATCAAATTCTGGCATATCCTCTACTACAATATTACCAACGTTGCCTTCATCGGATTCTAATGTTACTTCTGCGGTTGCACGTCGAGCAGCCCAATATTCTTGAGCTTCAGTTGCTCTTTCGGCACAATCTGCATGTAAAGCATCTTCACTAAAATCTCCATCTTCAAGAATTGTTTGAAGAAAGAAATCTGGTTCGTTTGGTTTGCTGTATCTAATCTGAGCCCATTTTTCGACTAAGTTATATTGTAAAATTTTATATGTTATCATATTGTTTCCTTTAATTATCTAAAATTCACGAACCAATCTTGTCCGCGTTGGTACGCAAATACTAATCCATTGCCAATCACGCCAAGCGCACCGGTTGACTGAGATGCTTCATAAGACCATGACCAATGGTAATAAGTTCGTTGAGTTGAATTACCATACTGTCTTCTAAATCCTCTGTATGTTCCGCCACTTCCGCTTGAGGATGCTCTACGAATTGTTCTAACGGTGTATGAACTATTGTAAGTTGGTATTTTGAAATCGGCATATGTCCAACCACTATTTGAACTTGATTGGTGAGAGATCGTTATATGTCTATGACTGCCGTATGCAAAGTAATGAATACCGCCAAGTACAGCTGTCGTAGATAAATTGTTTCTTCGAGTTGCTGAACCAATTGCACCAGTCGATGACCCTGACTCAGGATGCCATTCTCTTGCTCCATTCGCAACACTCCAACCTATTCTTCTGTAAGTGTATGTTCCTGAGAACGAAGTTGATCCGCGGCCAGATCTTAGTCTTGCGGTTCTTTTACTTGAGCCATAGAAATTAGAATAACTAATAGTACCACTCGTAGGAATCGTCCCAATGTATGGATCTGAACTATCTCTATAGTAGGATGATATCGCATAGCCAAGACCAAACTCTCCAGAGATTTGAGCCATTGAAATCGAGCCGCTGGTTTGTAATGCCATTTAATATATGCCTATAGTTTGATTAATTATTTATACTAATCAATCAGAAGCTGAATTAATCCATTCTCCCAATTCTCAACTACATCTACTGCATAAGATCTGCTTTTACCTGGAAGGCGTCTTGTTTCAATAACTTGCCCATTTTCCATAAGATCAACTACAAACATTAAATCTGGTCCGCTTGAACCTGATTCATTAGTGCCTGCTACTTGTTCTCTACGAATGTTTGCTGTTCTACTCATTTTCTTCTTTCTCCAAATCGCTTTCGCGAATTATTACTCCGTGATATGTTTCACCAACAATAGGATCGTCTTCAAAAAATTGAGACCCAATTAATATAACAAAAAATAGTATCCAAAAAGATACACCAATCCATATAAGCGCCTGTATTGACCAATATGATGTTTTGTCTAAAAATTCGTCAAGCCAATTTAACATTAGATCTCCAATGCAGGTATTTCTGCCTTACGTCTTACAAGCTCGTTACGAACCTTTTGACGAATCTTTGGTTGTGTATTTGATTTTGTATATACGTCCAACAGTTCCTTTAAAGGAGTTGATTTCATATACGAATGTTGTGTTACTTTTTTGCCCGACGCTTTATCTCTAAGTGTCGAACTCGGTCTTAATTTGATTGGCATTAGTGCTCTCCTATGTAATTAGATATCAGTGACAGCGATTTATGGCAGCGGTCAACATCAGGATCATTCAGTGATCCATATATACCTGGGTCTGGGTTATAGTATTCTGATAAGAAGTCTAAAGGTGGATCTACAAAGTCCCGAGTATCTACATCCATAAAAGCAACTTCCCATAGACCTTTTTTATATCCATAGGAACCTGTAAATTTTACAACCGACATGATATAATCTTCATAATCGAATTGCATCCTAACACCATCATGCCATGGTTGTCTTTTCGGCCATTTAGCCATTCACTGCCTCCGCTGATGGAAATCCTACTTCCCAAGATACAACAGTATCCAAACGGAATGATCTCCAAGCTTCTTTATCAATTGCCCAAGCGGCAAAATGTTCTGTTTCTAAATCAATATCCTTAACATTCATTTTCACTTTGTTTTCGGTCAAGACTTCTTGATTCAAAGTACAAGGCATAATACGAATCTCATCGGTATTAATTTTTTTAAATACAACTGTTACTACACCAGCTTTTAGTGCGTTTAACAAATTACTCTTTTCTTGGGTTTCCATTGTTATATATTCCTGTTTAAATAAATTTTGTCTATTATAACAAACTTTCATTCACTTGTCAATAGTGGAGCTCCCTGTCGGAATCGAACCAACGACCTGCTGATTACAAATCAGCTGCTCTGCCTGCTGAGCTAAGGGAGCATTGGCGCGCTTGAAGAGATTCGAACTCCTGACCCTTGGTTTCGTAGACCAATGCTCTATCCATCTGAGCTACAAACGCGCGCGTAAACTTATCCTACCAACCATGCAATTAATTGAAACTTTTGCATGAGTGGTCCAAATTCTTTTAATATTCCAACACAAAGTACAAAGAAAGAAACACCATTTAATAATATAAGTGCTCTATCTTCCCAAAGTAATGATACCCATAACCATAAAGCAATACCACAAGTTCCTGCGATTAAATCTATATCTCTCCACTCAGGACCTGCCGCTCTTGCGCATATTGCTGTCATAACCAACATTGATGCCAACCATTTGACATACCAATCTAGTTTCCTTTCACCTCTATCACTACGTATCATACTATCCTATTTCAATTGTCTCAATAATGTTTGCTGTTGGAAAGTCGATAATATAATCGTCTATCCTACGAATGTAAGTTCGCGTTTCGTCGTGTTCTTCACTAAGTTCACCACTAGGTCTTGCGTATTGCCAACCTACAACTTCTAATTCTCTTGATGCATCTGTTTCATGCGTATATCTAATTCTTAATTTCATTTAGTTTCTCCCAGGTTTCTTTCCATGAACTAACAGGATAATTTGTTCCCATCTGTCCTAGTTCTATTGTTGTGGCTAACGGATAATCGTTGCCTCCATAATCCATTCTATCTCCAAAGAAGTGAATGTGATCGTATTTTTTATTTAGGATATCTGCGACCTGCGATTTGTTATTTCCTCTTATCGCAATATCAATACTAATTTCTCCACCAACGGAAGCCATAAGCTTTGGATATTCTTTATTGATTTCTTCACAAAGTAATATACGTTCGTGGTTAACTTTATCCCATGCATAATAATCTTTTCTTTGTTGTAATGTAGCACCGCGGCCTACAGTAGAAAAGTTAATCATACCAGTTCTTTCTTCGAGATGGCTACCAGTTTTAATTGGGTACCTACTAGAGTTAACGTAATTTGTTAGGAACTTTTTGAATTCGTAATCCATTGTAAAGTCTTTCTTTTCACCTCTTCGAGATCCTTCCCAGAATTCGTTACCGTTGCATTGCCATACTCCTTTACAAGCATCGTATAACTCAAAGCCTAATTGTTCAAAGGTCTTTTGACGATCGGATCCAGTAATGAGGTATACATCGTTATCTTTACAGAAGTTCAACATATAGTTGAAAAACTGTTCATCTATCCTCAATCTTGGTTCGGTCAATGTTCCGTCTACATCAAATACAAATACTTCACTCATAAATATTCCGTTAAATTTAATAGAACAGCAGTACCTGTAATTGCACTACCGATCATAATTGCTTTATCATTCCAACAATGTCCAACATAAGTCCAAGCAATAGAACTACAAGCATAAGCAATCTTACCTACAATAATAAATCCTGCACTCTGAGTAAATACTCCAAAAACTGCAAGAATGGTTGCTGCCCATTTAACATAACTATCAACAGTACCTTCTGGTGTGACAGGAGATAGATCTTCTACTTGTACTTGAAGTTCTTCCATCTCTTGTCTAAGACGTGAACGTTCAGCAGCTAATTCCATAGCAAGTCGACCAGTTCGAGTCATTGTGCTATCTTCGAACTTTTCTTTAACGTCTTGCTTTATTTCTTTTGTTGAAACCATGTTATTCTTAATTAATAAAATCCTTCAGTTGTGGTCTTTCCAAACCTTCTCTTTCTTCTAACGGCTTAAACATGTAATCTGACATTGCCAAATACATATTAGTATATAATGAATCTTCTTGTATAATTGACTGAAGTCGCTTCGATTCTTTATTACCTTTTTCCCATGCTCGATGGTCGTCGGAATATTGATAGTACCAATCATGGCTTTCTAACAACTTAAAAAATTCTGTAGCATCCATTGTCATTCCTTAATCTTTTGGAGTTTGTGTTTAGTGTAACCACGGCTTGCCGCTTTCTTACGATCTTTGTGTGTCGCAGGTTTATTGAACTTATTACAGTTCTTCGCGACTGGATTTCTCAGTGTCAATTTTTCCATTTTTCCTAAACCTTTTATTATAGCCTTTCTTAATACTTGCGGTAACACCAGGACTTGTTAAATACTTATACCATTTGCGTGCAGGTGTTAGAGCATCCCATTCTGCTCCACCTTTTAATTTTATTCTTTCTTTCTTTTTCATAGCAATATTTATTCCTATTTTAATTGGCACGCCCACCAGGACTTGAACCTGGAACCTACAGCTTAGAAGGCTGTTGCTCTATCCAGTTGAGCTATGAGCGCATTTCCAATTAAACCTCAAAAGATTTCATATACTTGGTCATGAGCTGAATTTGTAAACGTCGAGCTTCCTTCTCCCAAGGTTGATCCCAATACTCTGTTTCGGAATGGTCCTTACCTTTCCAATATTGTAGATTCTCTGTCAACTCTCCTCGAGCAAACTGTTTCACATGAACTAATTCATGAGCCAATGTTGACATCCAATTCCCATACAATGCAACATCAATAATAAAATTTCTCGAATCCACGGACTCGCAAAGTCCCTCACTGTGGGAGTTGTCTACAAAGAGCTTGTGATGGAACTTGACATGTATATTGGTACGGAGTCGATTAATGTTGAGTTCTTTAGAAATGAACTTAACAAACATCAGTGCCGAAGCCTGTAGATACGTATCGAGCTGTCCGTCACGTGGACCCGAGAAAAAAACTTTCATACTTAAATACCCATAAGTAAACTAATTAATAATATAATCGCAATGATTGTAAAAACATTATTCCAAATGAATTCCAATCCACCTAGAATGATCTTGATAAATGCAATCACAAGAATCAAGATCAATAGGTATGACCCTAAAACAAGTACTAGTTCCATTCAGGATTGATTCCACCTTCATCATAAGAAGGAGTTAAATTCAATTCTGAAGTAGCATCAAACTTGTCATCAGAATACAAGGCAAAGTCTTTCATCTTTGCTAACTTGTTGACAGCACGTTCATTCTTTGCTGCTTCTTTACGTTCTTTGTTAGCTTCTTCCTTTTCGTACTTCTTTTTCATTTTGGTCAATTCACGCATGATCACTTCGTAAGAACTTAATTTTTTCATTACACTGCCTCCGAGTAATTTAATGTATTATTAAAGTATTCAGTTACATAAGCAGAGACGATACCAGAGGTACCACCAATATGCCATCTGTAAATAGGATTGGATCTTGCATCAAATCCTCCGTCATAGTCTTTCCAATTATAAATGGTAAAAGGACGGATTGCATTGTGATCGAAATCCTCAACTTGCATTTCCCACTCAATGTCGACTTTGCCGTCACCTGAGGTTTCTGTACATGTTGGTTCGCCGAAGACTTTAACCAGTTCTGCGTAAGAACATGTGATATAGCCTTGAAGACTAGTCGAAACGAACTCCGACCGTGGTTTGATTTTATAGTTTTCTAAATTCATAACAACTCCCATTGATTTAATTTATACAACAATTATAACACAGTTTCCTTACGATGTCAATAGTTATTTTCATTTATTTTCACAAAGTTATGATAAATGTTGAAACTGTCACTGCAATTGCAGCAATAATAATAAAGGATGCGATTGCGACTGTAATTCTAACCAATACTTCAACCATGTTCCTATTCCTTTTCAATTATTTAATATAGATATTATAAACGGTTTCATAACAAATGTCAATAGTTTATTTAGATCATTTAGTTATATGGTTATAACCAAACTGAATATTAGACTCCGTGAGTCATGTGTTCGTAGGCATCAGGACAGATATTGATATTGTCTCCACAACCGCAGAGTTGATCCTCTTCAATTGATGGTGCTCCAACCATATCCCTAATTTGTGATTCAGTATACCTTTGTTTGCCACCTACGGTGGATTGCTGCGCAAGCAGTGTTATTTGTTCATTTGTTAATCCCATAATTTTCTCCTTTTTCTATTTGTGGTTTCGATTTGATAAATCTATTATAACTGGTTCAACTGCAGATGTCAATGGTTTTCTGAAATTATTTTCAGGAAACGACTCCTTATACAATATATAGATAGTTGAGGTACCACGAAAATAATGGTTGACATTCACAAAGAACTATTGTATAATGGTATCATAACGAATTGATTGAGAAGGTTGTAAAGCATGATTCGGAAGGATGTAGCCTTGAAGTTAATTTAAATAACTATTGACATCGACAGCAAACTGTGTTATAATGATGGTTGATATGGAGAATAATGATTTGACTAAACAAAACGAACAGTTCAGAATCCTCACAGCTCGACAGCACGTTCGAGAGAGGATCGGTATGTACATGGGTTCAAGTTCAAAAGAGGAGATCGAAAGATTCATCCTTGGAGAATGGAAGAAAGCTACGTATGTACCTGCACTATCAAAAATGGTTGACGAAATACTTGACAACTCAATTGATGAAGCAATCCGTACCAACTTCAAATTTGCTAACAAGATTAATGTATCTATTAATAACAACGAAGTAACCGTCACTGATAACGGTCGAGGTATTCCTCAAGACCAGATCTTTGACGAGGCGATGCAAGCAAACATCTTACGACCTGTAGCGGCTTGGACAAAAGTTAATGCAGGTACTTCGTTTGATGACGAACGAGTAACGATCGGTACTAACGGTGTCGGTTCAGCTGCAACCAACTTCCTATCTAAATCATTCACTGGTAAAACATGGTCTAACGGAAAGTCAATTCAACTTGACTGTAAAGACGGCGCTGATACCATGAAGATCAAGAAAGGTTCAAAAGCAGGAACTGGTACTGAGGTATCTTTTGTTCCTGACTTTGATTTGTTTGAGGTTGAATCATTGGACCAACTTGATACGATCATATTAATTGAAGATCGTCTGATAAGTTTACAGATGGCATTTCCTGAGATTCAGTTTTCCTTTAATAAAAAGAAGGTTGCTATTAATAATTTCAAGAAGTATGCTGATATGTTTTCTGATACGACTATCATGGAGAAGACAAACAATCTGTCTTACTTCATTGCTCCTTCGGAAGATGGATTCAGAACTAACAGTTTTATCAATGGTGTGAATACAAGACAGGGTGGTACTTATGTTGACCACTTTATGAATACTATTATTGATTCGTTAACAGTCAAAATTAAAAGACGTCATAAGGTCGAAGTATTAAAGACAACGATCAAGAGTGGTATTACATTCGTTATGTTTGCTCGTAACTTTGTGAATCCTAAATTTGATTCTCAAACAAAAGAACGTCTAACTAATCCAATTGGTAATATCAAGGAACACCTAGATATCTGTCAGGTACGTGATGCTGAGTGGCTTGCGCAGAAGATATTAAATACTCCTGATATAATTGATCCTATTATTGAAGCTCAACTGGCAAAGAAGCTAGCCGCGGATAGAAGAGCTGCAACATTGGCTCAGAAAAAGTTACGTAAGGTAAAAGTTGCGAAACATATCTCTGCTAACAAAGATGATGCTACTCTGAAAATTGTGGAAGGTGATTCGGCAATGGGATTCTTATTAAAGGTACGTGATCCTGATACGATTGGAGCTTTTCCATTACGTGGTGTGATTATGAATACCTGGGATATGAAACCTGCTGAAGTATTAAAGAATAAAGAACTATCGGAATTGGTAGCAGTTCTGGGTCTCGATATTAACGATCCAGACAGTGTGGACAATATGACATACAAATATATTGCTACATTAACTGATGCTGACCATGACGGTATAGGACATATCAGTCCACTGTTAATTGCATTCTTTTACAAATTTTGGCCTCGATTACTTTTAGAGAATCGTGTTCAAATTACAAGAACACCAATTATGATCTCAACAAAAGGATCTACGGTTAAATGGTTCTATACTTATGAAGATGCTCAGGAGTTCAAAAAGAACGACGGCTATAAGCATAGATATATTAAAGGTCTTGGTTCCTTAACTGAAGATGAATACCACGACATTATTAACAAACCTCAGTATGACACTGTTACTGTTGATGATGCTTCGGTATTTCAAATGATGTTTGGAAAAGATTCAAGTTTAAGAAAGGAGTATATGTTCGCATGAATTTAGAAATGTTTACTGAAACGCTATTGGGTAAAAACTATCCTATCTCAAAGGTTGCTTCCAACGAATGGAAATCATTCGCGATGTATACTGTTGAGAGCAGAGCAATACCTAATATGATTGATGGACTGAAACCTGTTCAAAGGTTCTACCTTTATTCTTCTTTATTAAATAGCAAGAAGGATTTCAAAAAGGTATCTGCAGTCTCTGGTATTATTTCTGACTACGGTTATAATCATGGTGAATCATCTGCCGCTGGTGCAGGACAACTCATGGCCGCAGAATGGAATAACAACATTTGCTTAATTGAAGGTCGAGGATCATTTGGTACTCGATTGGTTCAAGAAGCTGGTGCTGCTCGTTATGTCTATTCAAGAGTACATGACAATTTCAACAAATACATAAAAGATGTTGATCTTGCTCCTATTCACGAAGATCCTGAACACGAACCACCTCAGTTCTATTTGCCTATCATTCCTTTGGTACTTGTAAATGGAACAAAAGGAATCGCAACTGGATTCGCAACGAATATACTACCGCACAATCCAAAAGATTTAAAGAAGGCTTGTATTCAATATTTGGATAAAGGTAAAATTACCACAAAGCCTAAAGTTATGTTTCCTGAGTTTAAAGGAACAGTCGAACAATCAAAAGAAGACCCAACAAAATATGTTTCGTATGGTATCTTCAAACGCACTGGTAAAACAGGCGTCTCCATCACAGAGGTACCATACGGCTTTGACCGAGAAGGTTATGTTAAGGTACTCGATAAGTTGGAAGAAGAAGGAGATATCGTATCCTACGAAGATAAATGTAATAAGGACGGTTTCCGTTTTGAAGTAAAGCTTAAACTTTCTTCTGTTAAATGGAATGATACCAAACTTATTAGCAAGTTTAAACTCAGTAAGCCATTCGCTCAAAACCTCACAGTGATTGATTTTGATGGCAAACTTCGAGAATACACAGATGCTCGAGACCTTATAAAGGACTTTTGTGATTACCGTTTAGGTATATTGCAGCAGAGAATTGATGCTCGTATAAAAGAGTTTAATGAAGAGGTCCGTTGGCTTAATGTTAAAATGGAATTCATTCAAGCAAATATTGATGATCGTATAGTATATAAAAATAATACTAAAGAACAGGTCGTCAATCAAATAATGCAAGAGACGTCTGCACTAGGAGGTGACACAAACAGATTGCTCGCATTAAGTTTCTTAAATGCAACCAATGAAGAGATTGTAAAGTTAAAGAAACAGATTGAAGAATCTAAAACAACATTAAGCTTTTGGCAAAAGACAACCCCTAACGAACAATTTACAACTGACTTGGAGAATGTATAATGGATAGTGTAATTACTCAAATTGAAATAGACACCGCAGGATTTGTATCCGAAGAAGGATTTGGTGTCTGCGTTTATGTGGGAGAAGGTTCTTGTGATCCTGTCGCAGAAATAACATTTGACTTTGAGGCTTTAATTGAGAATCATTTTGAAGGTTATTTGATTGGTGACAAAATTAGACCTATTGATATTCCTGATGCAGAACTATTAGTTAACAAATTAGAACAAATGGCGAAGTATGCTCGTAATATGCTCGAGGATTATACATTAGCCGAGGAAGAATAAATAATAATGAATAAACTTAAATTGATATGGAAATACTCATTAGGTGGTTTCTCTGACGATAAGACAGAACCTTATGACGATTATGTTATGTTATTAAGAACGATTATTGTTGGAGTAAACTTTTTAACGTGTTTCTTTATTATGGCAAATACTATAAGGCATTGGTGACATGAGCAGAAAAGAAGATTACGAAAATCAAGATACTAACAAATACTTAAACCTACATTTATCAACAGACGGATTACCCTTACCAGATGTTAATGCACAATTCATTGAATTCTTTCATAGGATGGATTACAAATGGTGGCGTGATGTTGAGCCAGGTGATGTTGTTGTTGATATTGGTGCTTGTGTTGGGTTCTTTGTCGCTCACGCTCTTGATCGTAAAGCTTCTAAAATATATGCTATCGAGCCTTCAAGACCTCATCTCAAAACTCTTATCCGCAATGTTTCGGATTACTTTATTGATCACGGTAAGATTCCGGTTATTCCAATCGAAGCAGGAATAGGTTCTACTGCAAATCATTTTAATAATGTATTCTCTGAATACGATGAATTTAAAAAGATGTCATTCCTCGATCTTGTTGTAGATTATAATATACCAAAGATTGATTACCTCAAAATAGATTGTGAAGGTGGAGAGTATGGAGTCTTTACCGAATTGAATATGCCTTATTTAACTACAAACGTTAAACACATAGCAGTTGAGTTTCACTTAAGCTGTTATCCTGGTGCTGCAAAGCAATGGCAAAAAGTAAGAGACAATCTATTACCTCAGTTCAAAAAAGTACGATGGATGGACAAGAAACACATGGCATTGGCTGCTGATGATAAATGGTTAGCTGCTGGTGATTGGTCCAAGTGTTGTGCATTCATGGTCTATCTTACCAACGAAGAATAATTACACCGACTCAATTCTAATAAATAATACTATACAAGAAAGGTATTATTTTACTAGGATTAACAAATGGCTGAAATTATTAATAACTACTTATCTCCTACTAATTTTACGATTAGTATAGAGAGACTCCCAAATGTAGAATTCTTTACTCAAAAGCTTACGATTCCAGACATAACCGCTACTGCACAAACCATTAGCAATCCTCTGTCCAACATATATGAATATGGCGATAGATTGGATTATGGTGAACTGCAAACTACGATGATTGTTGACGAAGACATGAATAACTATAAAGAGATCTTAGATTGGATCCAAGGTTATTCTGCTCCAGAAACTACCACACAAAACAAGTTAAGAGAAAAGATTGGTTTTGAATCAGACTTAATTTGTACTATCACAAACTCTCACAAGAATCCTCATGTAAGATTTACATTCAAGAATTGCTTTCCTATTGGTTTGGGTGGTGTTAGTCTTGATGTAAACAATACTGATGTAGCATATGCAACTACAAATGTGTCATGGAGATACGATACTTTTATTATGGAACAAATATAACAAGAAACCTTTATTATGAATTATGATTTTATTGAGATAGGCACTTCGGACTTTGACACTCTTATTCAAACAGCAACTCACGACACCGTTGGGTTATCTATTGATCCTATACAATTTTACTTAGACCGTTTACCAAATAAAAATAACGTTAAGAAACTCAATTGTGCGGTTTCTTTTGATGGTGAGCGCGGTAAAGATAAAGTATACTATATACCACTTCATACCATTTATGAACATCAATTTCCACTTTGGATTCGTGGTTGTAATGCAGTAGGTGATTATCACTATCAACACAAAAAGCACAATCTTGAAAAGCTTGTTAAGACAATAGATATTGACTGTATTCCACTTAGTGAAATCTTTGAAGAGAATGATGTTGATAAAGTAACTGTATTAAAGATAGATACTGAAGGCGGTGATTGTAAAATACTTCAATCGTTTATTCCTTTTCTTTTATTAAGAGATAAAGATCGTTGGCCTGTTTGGATTGAGTTTGAGACAAACATATTAACACCTAAAGAAATAGTTGATGAGACAATAGACTTATACATTGACCTTGGTTATAAAGTAGCAAGACGTGGAGTTGGAGAACAAAATACTATATTAACTATTGACATCTAACTTAAAGTTTGATATAATAGTAATGTATTTAAAAAACTTGAGATAGATTATGGACACAAATGATATAGCAGCAATATGGGCAGCTGATTCTCCAATAGATGAAACAAACCTCGTTGGTGAAAGCAAACGAATTCCCGAACTACACAGCAAGTACTATAACTTGTATTATAGGGAAGTCCTTCGTGTCAAAAAATTAAAAGCAGAATATAAAGAATTAGAAATGGAGAAGCGTAACTATTACGATGGTTCAATGGATGAACTAACGCTAAAGGAACATGGATGGAAACCATTTCAAAGAAAGGTAATAAGAAACGATTTGGATAAACATATTCAAGCAGATAAAGATATTATCAAACTTAGTTTGACGATTGATTTTCATACTGCTAACGCAAACTATCTTGAAGATATTATTAAAACAATACACAGTAGAAATTTTGTAGTAAAGAATATGATTGATATTCTAAAGTTTCAGTCAGGGGATTATTAATGGATTGGTTAACAAAGTTTTGGAGAAAGCCTGAAGTCAAACAGGAAACTCTTGTCATAGACATGATGAAAGACGATGTTGACCCTGAGGCATTAACAATTGAAAACGCATATAAAACAAGATGGATTTGGTATCATACGATATTGGCAATTGGTATCTTTTTCACAAATGTATTGTTAATAGCAATACTTTTACTATTAGCAATTAAATTATGAATCCATACGTAAACGATATACCTACTGAATTAAAAGAAACCATTTATAATGGCTTTTGTTCTATACAGGAAATAGAAGGAATTACTCCTCGAGTAAGACAGGGTATGTTGCTTGCGTTAACAAGTATGTTAAAAGAATATGGTTGGGCGGTCATTGGTATTACTGAAGCAGCTGCACTACGTATTCAAGAGAACGAATATAAAAGACCAAAGAAAATCAACCGTTCACATATCTATTCAAGAAAAGAAACTTCAGATATTTTGTTTTCAAAAGAATGGACCTTTAATGAATTTTGGGATTTCTTTTTAAAACGAGATTGTTGTATATTAGCAACATCAAAAGAAAATTATTCAAAGGAGCCTGAAGACTTGTGGAGAAAGGTACCAAAAGGTATGTTTCAATCCGTAGGGTTTGCCTTTAAAGTTGGTAAAGAAGAAGCAAGTTGGCTTCAGGAACAATTATGAGCGAAAGAATAGAAGTAGAATATATTAATTCGGTCTATATGCGAATTAAGGCTGACTCAGGTTTAAAGGTTGAACTATCAGAGTTCTTTGCGTTTAAACCAGAAGGCTATCAGTTCAGTCCTAAATATAAAGCAAGAGTATGGGATGGAACAATTAGACTCTTTCAACCAATGCGTCCTGTATTGTATGTTGGTCTATATCCACACCTAAAGAAGTTTTGTGAACAAAGAGATTATATATTAGAAGCACCGGCCGAGATCGGAGAACCAGAAATCATAGAGGATGGATACGTTGAAGAATTGGCTGAAACGATTAACTGTAAATTTAAACCAAGAGACTATCAGATCGAATATATCACTAACGCTTTGCGTAACCGCAGATCTTTATCTCTATCACCGACATCATCTGGTAAGTCTTTAATTATTTACCTAATACAACAACATTACTATCAAACCTTTGGATTAAGAACATTAATTATTGTTCCTACTATTTCGTTGGTACATCAGATGGCTGGTGACTTTGTTGATTACGGTTGTGATGAAAATGATATCTATAAAATACAGGGTGGAGTTGATAAGAATACCAAAGCACCTATAGTAATATCTACATGGCAATCTTTAGTTAAACAAGATAAGAATTGGTTTGGTCAATTTGGTTGTGTGATGGGTGATGAAGCTCATACCTTCCAAGCAAAGTCATTAACAACCATTATGCATAAACTCGAAGATTGCGAATTCCGTCATGGGTTTACAGGTACACTTAAATCAGCAGAGAGTAAGACTCATAGGTTAGTACTTGAAGGTTGTTTTGGAGAAGTCAAAAGAATTGTATCCACAAAGAAACTTATGGACGATGGCACGGTTGCTGACTTTGAAGTAAAAGCAATTATACTGAACCATAGTAACGAACAAAAGGCTGCATTTAAAAAGGCAATGGGTCAGGTCAAAGAATCAGTTAAGAAATGGCCGGCTGAACGCGAATTCATTGTTAACCACGAAAAGAGAAACAACTTTATTAAGAACCTTGTTCATTCTCTTAAAGATCAGAATAATTTAATACTATTTGATTTAGTAGAGAAGCACGGTAAGATACTCGAACCTATGTTACATCAAAAAGGTAGAGAGTTACATTTTATTTACGGAGCTACAAAAGGAGAAGAACGTGAACGAATTCGACATTTGGTTGAAAACGACCCCGATAAGAAACACAATATACTCGCATCCTATGGAGTGTTTAGTACTGGTGTTAATATTAAAAGACTTGATAATGTAATCTTTGCTTCCTCAAGTAAATCTGAGATTAAAGTATTACAATCAATAGGTAGAAGTTTACGTAAAGCAGAGGACTCGCAGAAAGCGGTCCTCTATGATATCGCTGATGATTTGTCGGTGGGTAGTTACGAAAACTATACATTAAAACATTTTAAATCAAGAATTGAAATCTACTCGTCAGAGGAGTTTCCGTTTAAAATCTTTACTGTCGATATCTAAATTGAGATATACCTTAAAGCCGATAGTCTTATTATACAAGGAAGTTAGAGACTTGTCAATAGTTTTTTTGAAAAAAGTTTAATTAATTTCATATTTGTCAACTTTCTATTGACAAAACGAACTAAATGGTATATAATATACATTATAAAACAAAAAGGAGTGTTAGTTTGAAATGGCTAAGAAACGAAACTACGTAAACAATAAAGACCTCCTCGCAGCGTTAATCGAATATCGAGAAAAATGCGCAGAGGCAGAAGAGTGTGGTGAAAAGAATCCACAAGTACCAGATTACATTGGAAAGTGTATTATGTTAATTGCACAACGATTAGCAACAAGACCAAATTTCAGTGGGTACATGTACAAGGAAGAAATGGTATCTGATGGCATTGAAAACTGTCTACAATATATACATAACTTCAATCCCGAGAAATCCCAAAACCCTTTTGCTTATTTTACGCAAATCATTTGGTATGCATTCTTAAGGCGAATCTCTAAAGAGAAAAAGCAGATGTATATTAAATTCAAAGCTTCTCAAAGACAAATGATGGACAACGAAGTACATGATTCGTCAGGCGAACCAGTTACTGGAAATCAACTACCTGATTATATTAATGACTTTATTGACGACTTTGAGACTAAACTTAAGAAGAAGTAGGTCATGTTTGATTTCGAGAATGCGTTTGATTACACAAAGCCTACTGTTCAATTATTAGGTAGGTGGCAACCCTGGCATGATGGTCATACAGAATTATTCAAAAAGGCCTTGACATTGACAGGACAATGTGTTATAATGGTTAGAGAAGTGTATGGTTATGAAGAGACTGCGTCTGATAATCCCTTTGGAGAAATTGCTGTCATTGATAGTATTAAGAAAGGTTTAGGAGATGCTGGCTTTGAAGAAGGTCGAGAGTATATGATTCAGATGGTTCCTAACATTATTGATATTAGTTATGGAAGGACTCCTGGTTTTACTTTCACTGAACATGATCTTGGACAAGAAATAAACGAAATCTCAGGAACAAAGATTCGTGAGCAATTAAGGGAAGAAGGTAAATTATGAAATTAGTACCACACAATGATCCAATACTAAAAAGAGAGTTGGAAGATATTGATATTGAAAATCCTCAAGTAGATTTAAAGCAAACCAAGGAAGAAATGGTGGAGCTGATGGTCTCTAAAAGAGGCCTGGGGTTGTCTGCACCACAAGTGGGTATCAACTATAAACTGTTTATCATTGGTGAGAACAAAGAGAATACAATGATGTTTGTTAATCCCGAAGTCATTTCAGTATCAGAAGAAGAAGAGTTTGATGTTGAAGGTTGCCTGACCTATCCTGATGTTTTTGTATCATTCAAACGTCCAAACACTGTAGATGCAAGATGGTTTGACGAAGAAGGTAATCCACAGGAAGGTTCGTTTGATGGTTATACCGCAAGATGTTTCTTACATGAATATGACCACTTATATGGTGTTGTATTTAAAGACAAAGTATCTCGACTCAAATGGGATAGAGCATTAAAAAAGAAATCTAAAATTTCAAAACAACGAAATCAGTTAAAGGCTTATATGCAATCAGCGCAAGCTGCTATAGACAACGCAAAAGTCGCAACGCATACGGAGTAATATGAAAATCGCGATCGTTACCGATATTCACATCGGTGTCCGTGGAGATAGCAAAGTATTCCACGAAGTTCAAAGAAAATTCTTTGAAGAAGTATTCTTTCCATATATTGACGAACATGAGATCACAACGGTGTTTGACCTTGGTGATACATTTGACCGTCGTAAGTATATTAATTATGCTTCACTCTCAGCAGGTAAATCATTCCTCTTTGATAATTTAGCAAAACGTAATATTGATTTTCATTGTCTTATTGGTAATCACGATACATATTATGCAAGTACTAATGAAATCAATAGTATGAATCTATTGACCAAAGAGTATCCTCAGTTTACTCTATACCAAGATACTGCTAAAGAAATTGAATTAGGATCTACAAAATTCCTTATGTTACCGTGGCTCAACAAAGAGAACGGTGAAAAGAATTTAGAAATTGTAAAGAACTCAACTGCTAATATATTAATGGGACACCTTGAAGTAAAAGGTTTCGAGATGATGAAAGGTGCGTTATGTACGCATGGTATTGATATGAACGTGTTTAAGAATTTTGAATCTGCGTTCTCTGGTCATTTTCACCATCCTTCAAGATATGGCAATGTTGAGTACCTTGGATCTCCATACGAAATGACTTGGTCTGATTACAAAGGTAGTAGAGGTTTCCATGTATTTGATACTGAAACTCGAGAGATGATTAAAATTGAAAATCCAAATCGTGTATTCTATAAAGTATTTTATGATGACCAAGACTGGACAGTTGACGATGTTGCGAATTACGATGTAGAACAATACCGTGATAAGTTTGTTAAAGTCATAGTACAGAATAGAACTAACGCATATCTTTATGATATGTTTATGGGTCGTATGTCAGAGTGTGGTGCTGTTGATGTTCGAGCTGTTGACGATCATATGAATTTGGATGCAGAAGGTGTTGATGAAATACTTGATGAAACAAAAGACACAACTGAAATCTTATCGCAATATATTGATGGTCTTGAAACCAATGTTGATAAAGGTAAGGTAAAATCTTTAGTTGACGAATTATACCACGAGGCCCTTAGTTTATGAGAATTAATTTTGAGAAAGTATTATATAAAAATATTCTATCAACAGGAAACGTATTCACAACAGTTGAATTAAATCAGGTACCTAGTACTCTTATCGCAGGTTCCAATGGTTCAGGTAAAAGTACATTGCTTGATGCAATTGTATTTGGTCTTTACGGTAGACCTTTTAGAAATATTAATAAGGCTCAGTTAGTTAACTCTATTAATAATAAAGAACTTGTTGTTGAATTATACTTTAATGCAGGTGGAGACAAATATAAAATCGTTCGTGGAATCAAACCTAATGTGTTTGAGATATGGAAGAACGGTTCAATGATTAATAAAGATGCGTCTGTTCGAGACTATCAAGCATTCCTTGAAGAATCTATTCTAGGTATCAACTTTAAAGCATTCAATCAAATCGTAGTACTTGGTTCTGCTACTTATATTCCTTTTATGGAATTGAGAGCATATCAACGTCGTGAGATTATCGAAGACCTATTGGATATACAAGTATTCTCTGTTATGGGTACATTGGCAAAAGATCGTATGTCAGGTATCAAAACAGAAATCACAGACAATAAGTATGACATTGAAATTATAGAAAACAATATACAATCAGCTGAAGAAAACAACGAAGAGATTCGTAAACTTAAAACAGTTGAGGTTGATAAGATCAAAGAAAAGATGTCTGGTCATATTGATGATATCGAAGAAAAGAATAGTACTATTGATACTCAAGATGAGATTATGAAAGTTCTCTACGATGATATCTCTGATAAACCTGATGAGAAACAAAAGTTTGCTGATGCAACCGAAAAGAGAGCTGAACTTGAAAGAAGTCGTGTTGCGTTTGAAAAGGAACTATCGTTCTACGAACATAATGATGATTGTCCAACATGTAAGCAAGGTATTGCCCATGAATTCAAACAAGAACAAATTATAGATAAGAATCAACAGAAAGCTGGTATTGAAAAAGGTCTCGTTGATATAGCAACGACAATTAAGAAGCATCAAGATCGTCTTGGTTCTATTTCAAAAATCGAAGAACAGATACAAGCAGTTAACTTTAAGATCTCTGAAATCCGTGCTGAAATCAAAATGTCTAAGAATGCTCTAATGAGTTATAAGAAAGAACTTGATAATGCTCAAAAGGAAGTTGCTGAAATTGATACTTCTAAACTTGAGAATCTACAAAAGAAACTTGATAAACAAATTGAGATCCGAACTAAACTACTTGATGAACATGAAGTACTAAATATTGTTCAAACAATTCTGAGAGATGGTGGTATTAAGGCAAAAATTATTTCTCAGTACATTCCTGTTATTAATAAACTTATCAACAAGTATCTTGCTGCGTTTGATCTGTTCGTTGACTTTCAACTTGACGAAGAGTTCAATGAAGTAATTCGTTCAAGGTTCAGAGATAAGTTCACCTATGCTAGTTTTTCAGAAGGTGAGAAGCTACGTATCACTCTATCAATTATGTTGGCCTGGAGATCAGTTGCTAAACTAAGATCTTCGGTATCTACTAACCTATTGATACTTGATGAAACTCTCGACGGTGCCTTGGATGGTGTCGGTATTGAAAGTTTGATTGAAACTCTACATGGACTGAATAACGATGACAACATCTTTGTGATATCACATCGTGGCGATCAGTTCGCAGAAAAGTTTGAGAACAATCTCAAGTTTGAGAAAATCAAGAACTTCTCGGAGTTAGTACAATAACCATTGACATTCGTCTCAAACTAGTATATAATGGTTGTTCAAATATAAAAAGGCATTATGGCATTGACTAAATTCTATACATCCGTTGAAAGATACGGAAACAATATTTTACATCGAGGTTACGAAAATGGTAAACGTTTTTCGTATCGCGTTCCATTTCAGCCTACTCTATATGTTCATACTCCAAAAGCAGGAGAAGAAGGTTATCGCTCTTTAGAAGGTAACTTACCTGTATCTCCACATAAGTTTGGTGATATGCGAGAAGCAAAGAACTTCATCGAAGAATACAAAGGTGTTCACGGTATGAAGACGTTTGGTTCAACAAATTATGTGACTCAGTTTATTCAAGAAGAATACCCAGGCAAGATTACCTATGATGTAAGTCAAGTCAATATCGTATCGTTTGATATTGAGGTTGACATCAGTGATGGTTATCCTAATATGGAAACTGCTGATAAACCTATTACGTCACTTGCTTATCATAGTTCTCGAGAAGATATCTATTATGTACTCGGTCGTAAAGATTATGACAAGACAAAGACAGTTACTGATATTCCTCAAGATAAGATTAAGTTTGTTTTATTTGATGGAGTAGACGGTGAACGTGCTTTGCTTCAATACTTTATGAAACTTTGGACAACTGATTATCCTGATATCGTTACAGGTTGGAACGTTGAGTACTTTGACATTCAATACATCGTAACTCGTATCATAGCATTACTTGGAGAAGATACTGCAAGACGGTTATCTCCACATAAATCAATCAAACAAAGATCTCGAGAAATTTTCGGTAAAGTCAATTCAACATATTCTATTATGGGTGTTGCTGTTATTGACTATATGGATTGCTTCAAGAAGTTTGGTTATAAGTATGGTCCTCAAGAATCATACAAGTTAGATCATATTGCTTATGTTGTTCTTGGTGAAAAGAAAATTGATTACTCTGAATATGGTTCTCTAACTGGTTTATGGGATGAGAATCCACAATTATATTTGGACTATAACCTTAAAGATACTCAACTGATTGCTCGTCTTGAAGAAGAGACAGGATTACTTGCGTTGGTATGTACAGTTGCTTATGATGGTGGTGTAAACTACGGTGATGCATTTGGTACGGTTGGTATATGGGAAGCAACCATATATCGTAAACTTATGGCAGATAAAATTGTTCCTCCATTAAAAGGTGGTCCTGGTCAAAGAGCAGGAGATCTTGTAGGTGGTTATGTAAAAGATCCAAAGGTCGGTATGCATCCTTGGGTTGTATCTTTTGACCTTAACTCTCTATATCCTCACTTGATGCTACAATATAATATGTCACCAGAAACCTATATGCCTGATGATCGTGAATACGTAACTCAGGACATGGTACTCAAAGGTGAATATCAGAATGATCGTAACGGAGTTTCCGTTGCTGCTAATGGTGTTTGCTTTTCTAATAAGAAGTTAGGAATCATTCCTGAAATCATTGAAGAATATTATAATAACCGTTCTGTCATTAAAAAGCAGATGATCGCAGCTGAACAACAGTTTGAGATTGAAAAAGATCCACTTGAACTCAAAAGGCTCAAGAAAGAGATCAACCAATTACATAACTCGCAAATGTCAATTAAGATTGCCATGAATAGTTTGTATGGTGCAACTGCTAACGTATATTTCTTATACTATATTAATGAAATGGCAGAGGCAATTACAACAAGCGGCCAGCTTAGTATTCGTTATGCTCAGAAATCAGTGAATGATTACCTAAACAAAATTCTAGGTACAACTGACATTGACTATATCATTTATATTGATACTGACTCTATCTATGTTGACTTCGGTCCTCTGATTACAGAAGTATTTGGTACGACTGATATTGATAAAGACAAAGGTGAAGAGTTCCTTGATAGAGTTTGCTCTACAAAGATAGAACAAATCATCGAAGACGGTTATGAAAAGCTTGCTGCTGATCTTGGTACATATCGTAATGCAATGGTAATGAAACGTGAAAAGATTGCTCACCGTGGTATTTTTGTTGCCAAGAAACGATATATTCTAAATACATTGAACTCTGAAGGTGTACATTATGATACTCCTAAGATCTCAGTTACCGGTTTGGAATCAGTCAGATCTTCAACACCAGAAATCTGTCGAGAGAAACTCAAGAAATGTTTTGAAGTGATTATGAATACCGACGAAGAAACAACTCAAGAATTCATTAAAGAATTCAAAGAAGACTTTCGTAAATTGGATCCTATTCAAATCGCAAAGACTTCAGGTGTATCTGAACTTAAAAAGTATCAAGACAAAAGCTCAGTATATCGAAAAGGTACACCAATGCATGTTCGTGGATCCTTGATGTATAATCAGTTCCTTAAAGAGAAAGGACTTGATAAGAAGTTTGAAACTATCCAAGCTGGAGATAAGGTCAAACTATTATATTTGAAAGTACCTAATCCGATTCGTGAAAACGCAATATCGGTTCCTGGTCTTTTACCAAAACAATTAGGACTGCATCAATATATAGATACTGAACTTCAATTTGATAAAGTATTCTTAAGTCCTATTCAATCAATACTTGACGCAGTTGGATGGTCGGCTGAAAAGGTAAATACGATTGAAGATTTTTTCAGTTAAACTATTGACATTTAAATTAAACTGTGTTATAATATACACTATTACAGGAGAAACGCTATGAGCGATGTACAAATTGTAAGACTATCAACCGGTGAAGAGGTTGTAGCAAAAGTAAGTTATGAAAAAGGATTCTATACCTTAACGGATGGCATCTTATTAGTACCAGCAGGCGAAGGCAAAATTGGAATGGTTCCATTTGTTCCTTACGCTAAAAGAACACCAGTTGTTGTAGGTGAACAACATGTTATGTTTGTTGTAGAACCGGCTGATGAACTAAAGAAGCAGGTAATTGAAGCAACAACAGGAATCGCAATGCCTGGTAATTCAGGACTTAAGTTAGTATAATGATTAAGATCTACGGTAAAGATAATTGCGCTTATTGTAAAATGGCAAAACAGCTTTGTGAATCTAAAGGATTCGCAGAAGGTACTGATTATATGTACCTACATTTAGGTCTTGATTATTCTCAAGACGAATTTTTTGAAATCTTTCCAACCGCAAGAACCTTTCCTCAGATTATTAAAGACGAAGAAAAGATCGGTGGTTTTGACCAATTAAGGGAATTATTATGAAGAACGTTTTATTAACAACTGCTCTATTAGGAATGACATCAGTCGCATTGGCTGAAGATCGTTTCGCTGATATCAGACCAACAATGGTTACTTGTGCTGCCTGTCATGGTTCACAAGGTCAAGGTGGAATCGGTCCTAAACTTCAAGGACAATCTGCTGATGATATTATTGGTAAGTTATTAAAATACAAAGCAGGTGAACCGGTTGGACCACAATCAGTAATGATGTATCCAACTGCCCAAAAATTAACAGAAGGCCAAATTGGTATGATTGGCGTTTATATTTCACAAGGATATCCAAATGAGTAAAGATTGGGTTAAAGACATTAATGAAATGCAGTCAAAGTATAAAACACATGACTGGATTGAAAACGCAGATATAAATCAGTTGAAGGCGTTCTTGCGTTTTCGAGTTGACTTTTTAGAAGAAGAGTTAACCGAAACAAGAACAGCCCAAAAAGTTATCGACTCCGAAGAAATCGTAGATGGTTTAGTTGACCTTTGTGTAGTGGCAATCGGTACTCTTGATGCCTTCGGAGTCGATCCTTATAAAGCTTGGGACGCAGTTCTCGAAGCAAACATGGCCAAGGAACCTGGAGTAAAGGAAGGAAGGCCAAACCCACTAGGATTACCTGATCTGATGAAACCTGAAGGATGGACGGCTCCATCTCATGAAGGCAATCACGGTATCCTACCAAACTTAAAAGGAGAATAAAATGGCACTTAGAGAAATATTAGTAAATGCCTTGATTTCAAAGTATGAAGCGCAAATTGCGGAGCATACAGCAAACATCGCGGTATTTTTAGAAAGTGGAGTTGGAGTAGCAGAACATCCTGGTACTGTTGAGACTCTTGATGCTGAAGTATCAAAACTTGCTGAAGCTGAAGACAAATTAGCAACAGTAAGAACGTTTGTAGTACCTGTTCCACCAAAAGTCGTATAAATTATTGATACTGTTAGGTTTTCCTTATATATAATTTTATATGTTACATTCGTGCAACATTTAGGAAACAGAAGGGAAAACTATGCAATACATTAAACAACAATACAAAACTTTTCACAAATTCATGAAAAGAGGTAGAATTCAGAACGTTTGGAGAAAAGTTCTCTAAATAAATGAAATAAACCATTGACATTCTTTATGATATAGATTATAATTGTTTATAAATTAAATTAATGGATACATTATGGACCACTTGACGGTATTACTTGAAAGGGCTTTATATAAACATCAAAAAGGACAATTAAGTGGAGTTGACGACCTCTACAAATCACTGATTGGAACGATGGGTGAATCTAAGGTCGTCAACCTTACCGAAGGCGAATCAGTTAACGGTAAATTCGATGTTCTTGGTAAAACAAGATATCCTGGTCGAATTGAAGTCAAAACAGCAAACAAACCAACCAATGGCAAATTAGGTGCATGGAGTCTTAGAGAGAAAAAAGGACACTGTGACTGGGTTGCTTTGGTAGATGCGTCAGGTGTACAAGATTCCGATTATAGAGTTTCAGTTATACCACACGATGTATTCTTTGATTACTTTGATAACAGGAGTGCTAAATCTGATTATGTTACGTGGTCATTTACCTACAACGAATCAGACAAGCTTTCACCAGAGATGACAAATCTTTTCTTAAAATACGAAGTTCCTATTGACATTATCAGAGATCTTTGATATAATATATTTTTTATTATGGAGTAAACTATGACCAAACAGGTTAACCCAGTTTCGGTTGATGTACTGCAAGAGTGCGTTGACCTTCAATTGAAAAAGTCGAGAGATTATCAAAATCCAAACTCGACAGTTCAACAAGCCGACTACTATCCTAACGGAATTACGACCATTCATGATATCATGCATGCAAAAATGCTACGTATGAAATCTGTAATGGAAGCAATGCAGTCGGATGATTATGATCCTAACTTTGAATCCCTTGAAGATTCAGCAAAAGATTTAATTAACTATTCAAGTTTCTTTGTCTCTTACTGTCGTAAAGGTATTAAAGGTCAGGATTCAACTAAAGATGTATTTAACAGGAGTACTAAATAATGAGTAATGTGATACTACCTTCGAGCGACGAAGACAAAAAACGCATCCGTGGTTGCATGGAAGAAATGAGTAATTCTTTTACAAGAATGGAATCAGAACGTGATTTTCAAAAAGAAGCAATCAATGCTTTGGCTGAAGAAGTTCAGATCCCAAAATCAATTCTCCGCAAAACCGCAAGAGCCTTCCACAATCAAAACGTTTCAGATCTCGTTGCTGAAGTATCTGATATTGAAGCATTAATGGAAACCATCTAATGAACAACGTAACTGATATTCGAGCTTATATCATGGACAAGTATCTTGCAGAAGATTTTGTTATTGATAAAACTGGTGTAAAGACCATCGAGATTATTGGTGCAACTTTTAATGCTGATGAAGATTATGTAATTCGTAAACCAGCATATAAGTACATTGAACGTGAATTGGAATGGTATAAGTCTCAATCATTATATGTTGATGATATTCCTGGAGAAACACCACAGATATGGAAATCAATCTCTTCTAACGAAGGTAAGATTAATTCTAATTATGGTTGGTGTATTTACTCAGAAGAGAATGGAAATCAATATAGCCATGTACTTCGAGAGTTGAGAAATAATCCAAACAGCCGTCGTGCTACGATGATTTATAATCGTCCTGGTATGCACCTTGATTATAACCGTGATGGTATGAGTGACTTTATGTGTACTTATGCTAATACATTTTATATTCGAGATGGTCAATTAGAATCACATTATCTTATGCGTTCTAACGATGCGGTCTTTGGTTATAACAATGATTATGCCTGGGCAAGGTTTGTTCAGCAACAATTAGCAACTGAGCTTGGAGTTGAGGTTGGTCAGTTAATTTGGACAGCATCTAACTTCCATGTATACGAAAGACATTTTGAGTTTATTGAGGAGTTAATGCAGAATGGATAAATGGGATTACCGCTTTATGCGTGTTGCCCGAGAGATCTCTACTTGGAGTAAGGATCCTTCAAAACAAATAGGTGCGGTGGCAGTTAACTCTGACCGTCGTATCCTAGCAACTGGGTATAATGGATTTCCGAAAGGAATTGAAGATATACCTGAACGTTATGAAGACAGATCAATCAAATATGATTTGGTTGTTCATGCTGAAATGAATTGCATATATAATGCTACCTTCAATGGTATTTCGTTAAAAGATGCAACTCTATATGTCTTTGGATTACCAGTTTGCCATGATTGTGCAAAAGGAATTATTCAAGTTGGCATAAATAAAATCGTAATGTCAATGGATGATATACCACAGAAGTGGTTAGATTCATTTGAAAAATCAAGAAGGATGTTTGATGAAGCAAATGTTGATGTTCACTTTTTAAATGGAACAAACCATTGACAATGACCCAAAAGTTTGATATAATAGCTATTATTTAAAAGGATATATTATGAACGAAAAATTAAAAGATCTAGGTTATGGAATTGGCGTTACTGGTGGAATCATCGGTATTATGTTTGTCCTTATTTCAGGTATGGAATTAATTGGCTTGGCCAACGATACAATTAGACTTGCTATCGCAGTGCCTTTCTTTGTTTACTTCATGTACCTCTTTGGTGGATTAACAAGATCTATTCTAAAGAGAGATTAAGATGTCGATGCATAAAAGAATTGTACTCGACTTTGACGATACGCTTGCATATACCTCCAACAGAGATTGGGAAAATGCAAAGCCAAATCTTGCCCTTATAGAAAAGTGTAATAAGTTATACGATTCTGGTTGGATCGTTGATATCTTTACTGCTCGTGGTTCTATTTCTTGTAGGAGTAGAGTCGAAGCAGCAAATAAGTATGGTCCACAAATTGAAGCTTGGTTAGAAAGACATCATGTAAAATATCATGCTCTGTCTTTTGATAAACCACTTGCAGCATATTATGTTGATGATAAAGGTATTACTCCTGAAGATTTTATAGAAACTGATATAAGAGAACTAGAAGGTGGTCTCTCAGGTTCTGATATCTATACTGATGGCAATGTAGTACATAAGACGGCAAGAAACGCTCATGAAGCCGCAAAGTGGTTTGAAGAAACCGGTTCTGTTGTTAATACTCCAACGATTCACAGAGTTGTAGGTGATACACTTACAATGGATTATATTAAAAACGATCCAAACTATTTTTCAGATCATCCTTATAAAGCTTTGGCAATGATTCAAGAATCTCTTGATGGATTGGATACTATTAAACAAAATAAGTTTCTAACCTTTGATGATTATATCGCAAGAATAGCAAGTCATGCTCAATTAGCAGAACTTGAACCATTTAAAGAAGTAATTGAAAAGATGGCAACAATCGAATTGGAATACGGTTATTGTCATGGAGATTTTGGTGTTAAGAACATGTTGTTTAATGAAGACAAATTGTTCTTAATTGATCCTATTCCTAATGTATTTGGCTGTCGTGAACTTGACATAGCAAAATTCATAGCAAGTCTGATGATTAATCATTACAGTACGGCCGAACAAGATCTGGCTATTAATACACTGTTGGCATATAATCATTGGATAGACAAATACGATTTACTTACCTTAGTCGCAGCTGAAGTAATTAGAGTTTACAAGTATCATCCTGATAAAGACTTTATTCTTCAATGCGTAAACGATTTACTGGACATGATTAATTATGCACAATGACATATTCATAGTAAGCAATAAAGTTGAAAGAATTGAAAATCTTCTTAAGTATTATAATGTGTACGGAGAAGATACATGTCAACGCTTACATGTTATCCTAGATAATAGGAAAACGACTTATAATATAGATTCAATAGAAAACTCAGTTGATATACATTATGCTACTGATGTGATTGAGAAAACAAAGCATTTCTTTGATGAAGAGTATTTGTTAAAGATTCTCGATTCATACGGAGTCGCAATTAAATGGTTGGTCTTTCCGTATGTACATGAAGTACTTAATATCCAAAGAGCAATGATGATGGACGACGATGTATTATTACTTAAACCGCTCGATCATTATTTCTTTAGTGAGTATGTATTCTATAATGAATCTGCATTAGGTGTTATGGGTAAATTTGTTGAGTCAGCTTTATCTCCATTATATAAAGATTTAGTTGATATATCAGTCATGAGAAAAGAACCTTATTTCAGTATGAACTCAGGACAGGTAATACATAGTAAGAATGAACATTATCTTGAGTTCTTACAAAGAGCAGTTTGTAAAGATACATATATACTTATCATGGATGGTGTATATAAGTATAAGAATAAAAAAGGTTATGGTGGTTCAGTCATACCAGCTTATGGTACGGCAAAGAACAACAGAAGTATGGGTGGCAAGTATTGGTGCATAGAACAAAACATATATGCCATCTATTATAAATGGCTTGATGAAAATGGTTATGCACCTGATAGATTTGGTAGTGATGTTCGTATATGGACAACAATAATGAAAGATGTAAAGAAGCTTAAAAAGATTCCTGCATATATACATTACTTACCAATTGATAAAGAACCATTATATACACAGTATGCAAAAGCTGTTGAAGAATTATTAAAAGAGGAGAATAGATATGTTTCTTGATAGAACACTATTGCCGGAAGGCGCAAAGGTTGGCTTTACATGTTCAACTTTTGATTTATTTCATGCAGGTCATATCGTTATGCTACAAGAAGCAAAGTCGATGTGTGATTATTTAATTGTTGGATTATTAACAGACCCAACCGTAGATCGTCCTGACGCAAAGAACAAGCCGATTCAGACTCCTTTTGAAAGATACATACAAGTATCATCTTGTAAATATGTAGACGAGGTAATACCGTTTTCTACAGAACAAGAAATCGTTGATATGATTCTTACAATCAATCCTGACATTCGTATTGTTGGTGAAGAATACAAAGATCAAGAACATACAGGAAAAGGTTTGTGTCCTGTACATTATAATCGAAGAAGGCATTCCTTCAGTTCCACAGAGCTTCGCAAGCGTGTGGTCGATTCTAATAAATAAATTTACAGAACGGAATTATTTTATATTATGAAAAACATTGGCTTCGGAAAGATCGGTAAATCGGTCAAGTTCAAACGGAATCGTTTCTCTCCTATTGGTGGAGACAACGAACCATCTACAGTTTTAATTGCACTCGCAAATAATAACCCAGACAAAACATTTTACATTATCGGAAGATCTGATTTCAGTACTCTAACTGAGGCTGAAGAATTAGAGCTGTTTCCATATAATAATGTCATTGATATTTGGAAAGGTATTAAGAATGATGGTACTGATAATTTCTATCGTCATATCTTTAATTACTTTGGTCAGAAAGGATTCAAGTTAGATTATACTGTTATGATGGTTGGTCAAGTTGGTACGGTTACGATCCCAGATAAAATTACTCAGGTGAAACATTTAAAAGATGGTGTCACTGATGGTAAACCTGCATCTGTTATTGATATGACAAAGAATTATACTTCACCAATTTCTATTTGGTTAAATGAAGAACAACCACCTTATGTTGAAATCGTAAATGATCCAAGATATGTTATGAATCAATCAAGAGACATATTCCATTTACCAACTGTATCGTTAGGTCAATATGATTATGAATATACAGTAAGTAGTATTAAAGATTATGAAGATCAAAACAGATACGAAAGAAAGGTACCTTCAACATATGCAGGTATGGAAACTTGCTTCTGTATTAACTATCAACATTCAGAACAATTTAATTTAAATCGCAGGTTACCATTTATGGTTATATTGAATGAAGCAAAGCCTTCAAGATATAACTTATTAAAAGAATGGGTACTTGATGATATTGACAACGTTGAGATTTACGGTAAATGGGAACATCCTAATACTGAAACCGACGCAAGGTTTAAAGGATCCATTCATCTTGACGATGTAATGGCTAAAATGAATAATGTTAAGTTTACTTTTATTATTCCAATCGCAAAAGGTTGGGTAACTTCAAAGTATATTGAAATGGTACATGCTGGTGTGATACCGTTCTTACATCCATCTTATGATGAACAAGGGCATTTGCCAATACCAGATTTTTTAAGACCGAAGACTCCTGCTGAATTTAAAGAAAGGATGATTAGGTTATTAAATAATGAGGATGAGTATGAATCTGTAATTAAAGGTTTACGTAAATTAATATGTAAACCAGAATATTATGATGGTACTTTCTTAAACAATAAAATAATGACAGCGATGGATACTGATTATGTTGCACCTGATGTAACGCAATTTGAAAAGAAAGTAGCTGCAACACTTGAGGACTTTTTCGGATGAACAAAAAAGAAATAACATGGGCACCACTTATTCCACTTATTGGTGGGCAAGCTTTAGGAGCAGAGAAGGCGTTTGGTAAACCACCAGAAGCTATTTACTCTTTTGGCGGATTTGAAGCTAATGATAGTCATTACGTAAACTATCAACAAAATACTTTAGGCAGAAAAGATATTCCTTATGTATTATTAGATTCAGAGAATCCTAATATTAAACAAGTTGATGTAGTCACAGGTACTCCACCTTGTGCTGCGTTATCTCAACTGAATACAGGAACGACCGCTGAATCAAAAGGAGCAGGTTGTGCAAAGAACGACTTTATGTATATGGTATTTGAAAATGGTATTGATGTTCTTGGAGCAAAGGTAGTCATTGTTGAGAATGCTCCTGCACTGTTTACAAACAAAGGACGTCCTGTAGCAAACAAACTTTACGAAATTTGTAAAGAAAGAGGATACTCATTAACATTGTTTAAAACTTCTACAAGATTTCATGGAGTACCACAAGGTAGAGACAGATCATTTGCGATTGGTTGGAAATCAGAATCTGCACCAGTTATGAATTATTATAATCGTGATAGAAAAGATTTTGCTGAATATCTTCAAGAGATTCCTGAAAACGCTTTACATCAAGATCTGATTATTAATAAGAATGTTCCTGATGAACCTTATTACAATTTTATTAAGACAAAAACAAATCGTGAAGTTCGTGAACTTATGATTGAAGAGAATGTTAAGACAACTCTGAATTATGTTTGTAAGAAAGGTTGGATGAAAGAAGCAAACGAATGGTTCCACAAAACAGGAAACGAAAAAGGTATTAAATATTCTGACCATGCAATTATGAAGTTTGCTGATGGCAAAGGTGTATGGGATGGTTCAGTACATGTCTTTGGTGAATATATGAATGCTGTGATTGGTCGTAATATGGTTGACACAATGCATCCTACTGAAGAACGTTCATTAACAATTCGTGAAGCATTACATATGATGGGATTCCCAGAAAATTTTGAGTTGCTTGATGGATTAAAGAAGATGAATCATATTGCTCAGAATTGTCCTGTACCAACATCAAGAGATATGCATTTGGAAATTAGTAAGTTTCTAACAGGCGATCTTGAACTATCAAATACAACATACTTAAGACAGAACAATTTGAAACAACTTATGGAATACGATCCTAATGGAACTGATACAACTCCAAACTTGGAAGAATTCTTTGGATAAAACTATTGACAAGCGGTGCAATGTTTGTTATAATAGTATATTAAATTAAAGGTAAAACTATGAGAAACGACTTAATCATCGACTTCGAAACAATGGGACAAGATGTCCACAACTGCGCCGTGATTGATATGTCAGTCATGGTTTTTCAGTGGGATAAGTTTACATCAGATGATCCCTACAATTTAGGCGATGTATTCAAGACAAAGAAATTTAAATTGAATGTAGCAGAGCAAGTAAAGAACTACGATTGGGTAGTTGATAAAGGTACTCTCGACTTTTGGTCAAAACAAGATTCAGAAGTAAGAAAGAATATTGCTCCAAAGAGTTCAGATCTTTCTGTTGAAGAATTCGTAAAACAATTTACAGATTTTTTAATTGACGGACCTAAGATTGACTTTTGGTGGTCAAGATCTAATTCATTTGATCCTGTTATACTTGAAAGACTATTTAAGTCTCAAGGTAAAGTAGGCCATCTACAATCCCATTTAAAACATTGGACAGTTAGAGATACAAGAACTTTTATTGATGCAAAGTTTGACTTTGGTCTTAAAAAGAATGGATTCCCTCCATGTGCAAACGAAGATAAATGGGAATCAGTATTTAAAGCTCATGATTCGGCATGGGATATATTAGCTGATGTCTTAAGACTACAATCAATCACAAGAGCCGAAAATGATATGGAGCAAATTACAGTATGAAGCTTGAAGTAAAAACAGAAGAACTACAAAAACAAAGACTCTTTATTGGTACACCTATGTATGGTGGTCAGTGTACTGGAGTATATACTAAGTCAACTAATGATTTAAGTATGTTATGTTCATCTCACAAAATACCAATGAAGTATTACTTTCTATTCAATGAGAGTTTAATACAAAGAGCAAGAAACTATATCGTAGATGAATTCTTACGGTCTGACTGTACTCACTTATTGTTTATTGATGCAGACATTGGATTTGATCCAAGAGATGCTTTGGCATTACTTGCATTACAGATTTCAGATCCTGAAAAATACGATGTCGTTTGTGGACCATATCCTAAAAAGACAATTGCATGGGAAAAGGTATCTGCTGCTGCTCAAAGTGGAGTAGGCAAAGAGAATCCGTTTGACCTAGAAAAATTTACATCAGATTTTGTTTTTAATCCTGTTGGAGATATAAAACAATTTAAACTCGCAGAACCTGTTGAAGTTGCCGAAGGTGGTACTGGGTTTATGTTAATCACAAGAGATGCTCTCGAAAGATATCGAGATGCTTATCCTGAACTTGCATATAAACCTGACCACGTTAGAACGGAACAATTTGACGGTACTCGAGATATACATGCTTTCTTTGATTGTGTCATTGACCCAGAGTCAAGAAGGTACTTGTCCGAAGATTACTTCTTCTGTAAGATGGCTCGTAAAGCCGACATTTCAGTATGGATGTGTCCTTGGATGAAACTCAACCATGTTGGTTCTTATATCTTTAAGGGTGACATGGGAGCTCTCGGTCAATTAGGTGTAACTGCTACCGCGGATAAGAAATCTAACAAAAAAGCTTATGATCCTATTGACAAATCTAAATAAACCTGTTATAATATACAACAATATAACTAAAATGGAGAAATTTATATAATGAAATTTTCTAACGAAACCTTGACGGTCCTAAAAAGCTTTACCTCCATCAACAAGTCAATCTTGTTGGCAAAAGGTAATGTAATTAAGACTATAACTCCAGAGAAGACTCTAATTGCGATCGCAAACATATCACAGGAAATCCCTTCTGATGCATGTGTTTATGATCTATCAAGATTTTTGTCAATTTTATCTCTGTATAATGATCCTGATGTAGAGTTTTTTGATAAATACTTTATTATATCAGAAGGTAAAAGACGTACCAAGTATGTTTTTGCCGACTTATCCATGATCCATACTCCACCTGAAAAGGATATTACTATTCCTTCAGCAGATGTTGAAGTATCGGTGACGGCGGATACATTGTCTTCTGTATTGAAGGCAGCAGGGGTATTACAATTTTCAGAGATTGCATTTGTAGGCGAAGGCGGCAAATGTTATCTGAAAGCAATCGACAGTGCCAACGACAACGCAGATGACTTTGGCGTTGAAATTGGGGAAACTGCCGATGAGTTCAAGATTATCATTAAAACTGATAACTTGAAACTAATGCCAATAGACTATGATGTTACTCTTTGTTCAAAAGGTATCTCAGAGTTTAAAGGCGAAGGTGTCACGTATTACGTGGCTATAGATTCAAAGTCGACTTATAAGAAAAGGTAATGAATATGAATGACGTATCACAAAATGGCCAAGGCCAGGAACAAGAAGTGGTTATCAATCTTAGTGATCTGTCAACGCTGCTACAAATTATTGATGTAGTATCACAGCGTGGTGGATTCCAAGGACAAGAGATGGCCGGTGTAGGTATGCTGAGAAATAAAATCGAAGCATTCCTAAGACAGAAAGGTCCAAAGCAACCTGAAGGGGTTGGTGAGGAAGAAGTTTCTGTTGACACAACAAATCCTGATGCTCCTTTGGCTGAAAAGGTTATTGGTTAAACGATAACCCATTTCTCGAGAAGTGGGGGTGGTCAAACACCCCTACGTTTTCTCAAATTTTTTATATTATGTTTATGGTGAATTATGATTGATGCAAAATCAAACGAAGTCTTATGGGTTGAGAAATACCGTCCGCAAGTAGTTGCTGATACTATTTTACCAACCAAGACAAAAGAAACATTCCAGAAGTTCGTATCAGACGGAAGTGTTCCTAATCTATTATTAACAGGCGGTCCTGGTGTAGGTAAAACTACAATTGCCAAGGCAATGCTTGAAGAACTCGGTTGCGATTATATCGTAAAGAACGGTTCTCTTAATGTTAATATTGATACCCTCCGATACGATATCTCAACATTTGCTTCCGCAGTATCTCTAACAGGTACAGGACGTAAGTATGTAATTTTTGACGAAGCAGATTATTTGAATGCAGCAAACGTTCAGCCTGCTTTGCGTAACTTTATTGAAGAATATAGTTCAAACTGTGGTTTCATCTTTACTTGTAATTTCAAGAATCGTATTATCAGTCCATTAAGATCTCGACTTTCCGAAGTTGACTTCTCAATTGATACTGCTGATCGCCCAATGATGGCAATGGAATTCTTTAAACGTGTTAAGGCAATTCTTGAACAAGAAGAAGTTGAATACGATCCTAAGGTAGTTGCTAAAGTAATTGAGAAACACTTTCCTGATTTCAGACGTGTATTAACTGAATTACAATCATATGCTGCTTCAGGTAAAATTGATGAAGGCATCTTTGTTAATTTGAAACAAGAATCTATTGATGATCTATTTCGTTTATTGAAAGCTAAGCAATTTACTGAAATGCGTAAATGGGTTGCCAATAACTCAGATCAAGATATGAACGAAATGTTTCGACGTATCTACGAATCATGTTCACAAAAGGTCATTTTACAATCACAAGCAGGATTCATAGTTACATTAGCCGATTATATGTACAAGTCGTCGTTGGTTGCTGACCAAGAAATTAACATGGTTGCATTTCTAACTGAGGTTATGATTGAATGTGAGTATTCCTAATGCTGAAGACTCGATGTTTTAATTGTAATACCACAACAACGAAAAAGAAATCATTTAAGGTAGTAACGAATACCGATGAAGGTAAGACTGAACTTATTCTCTGCGAAGAATGTGGCAAAAATTTTGATGTTATGGTAAAGGAATACGAGGAGCTTTTCGATGAAAGAACTTAGTCCGTTTGATTTTATGAACGCTGCGTCCTTCTCAAAGGAAGATCTTATTCGCAATAGCGATATACCTGAACATACTGAAAAGTTGTATACGCCTTATGTAGTGAACCGTGGCTTCACAAATTTTGAGGATACAATATTACACGCAAACGAAATGAATATGCGTCATGGATTATTTCCTGCTGCTCAGTTCGATTACTATCGTGCTGTTCTTCGTAAGCGTAAGAGATTCTCTAAATGGCCTAAGGCTGAAAAGAACACAGATCTTGATGCTATCCAAGAAGTATACCAATGTAACCGAACAGTTGCCAAACAATATCTTAAAGTATTAAATAAAGAACAGCTCCAAACTATCCTTGATAAAATCAATGAAGGTGGCTAAAATATGATTATTATAAATAATCTTATATCGTATCATTACGATTGCCACTAACATAATAATTAACAAGGTGAATATAAATCATGGACACAGATATTTTCAAAGGAGTAGGTGTCGAAGTTGAATTACCCACGCAGGATTCTTTCCTCAAAGTAAAAGAAACATTGACTCGAATAGGCATTTCAAGCCGCAAAGAAAAAAAGTTATATCAATCATGTCATATACTACATAAGAAAGGTAGGTATGCCATTTTACATTTTAAAGAATTGTTTATTTTAGACGGAAAGCATAACACGTTAACAGAAGAAGATATATCACGTCGCAATACGATAGTGAATCTTTTAGAAGAATGGGAACTTGTTAAAATTGTAGATCCTTCAAAAACGAAAGATCCAATTGCTTCTCTAAATCAAATTAAAATCATTTCATTTAAAGAAAAGAATGATTGGGAACTAACAGTCAAATACAATATTGGAAAAAAATAATTGACATTTTTCTAAAACTGTTGTATAATAGAATATAAATAGATTTGTAAGATGCCGTAAGGGTCTTGCGAAACCGATGGGTATAAACCATCAGATATAAATTAATCTTGCTTAATAGGAGAATAACATGACTGGATTAAACATAAACCAACTACACCCTTTTGCTGTCGGATTCGATAGAGTCTTTGACAGATTAGCGGAGTTCCCACAAGTACATCAATCTCAAGGCTTCCCGCCTTATAATATCAGAACCACAAAAGGTGAAGAGTTCTTTATTGATCTTGCCCTCGCAGGTCTTGATATTAATGATGTAGAAATTGAAGTAAAAGAAGATGTATTAACCATTCGTTCCACTTGGGATGAAGCTGGTGATTACTTCAATGGCGGAGGTGATTACATTCACCGCGGTATTTCTTTCAAGAAGTTTACAAGAAGTTTTACTCTTGCAGACGATATTGAAGTAATCGGCGCCAACTTTAAAAACGGTCTTTTAACAGTTGCTTTGGAAAGAATTATTCCTGAAGCTAAAAAGGCTAGAAAAATTAAGATTGACACTAAGAAAGAATTCTTAAAAGGTTAATCAATTTAAAATCTGGGTAGCTTCGGCTACCCAACTATTGATAGGAAAATTTATTATGAGACAAGTCCCTAATGTAACATTTAAAGAAAGACGTAGAAACGTAGAAACCGGTGAGTTTGAATGGGTTCACCCAACTACTGACGATTACTTTAAAGGAAAAAGAGTTGTTGTATTTTCACTGCCTGGTGCATTTACTCCAACATGTTCTAACAACCAAGTTCCTGGGTTTGATGTATTATACGATCAAATTCTAGAAGCTGGTGTCGATGAAGTATATTGTATTTCATGTAACGATACTTTTGTAATGAATGCTTGGGCTGAAGATTTGAGAGTGAGAAACATCAAATTGATTCCCGACGGATCTTGCGAATTTACAGCAGGAATGGATATGTTAGTCGCAAAGGACAATCTCGGTTTCGGTAAAAGATCTTGGAGATACGCTATGGTCGTAGACGATGGTACTGTCGAAAGAATGTTTAGTGAACCTGGGATGGAAGATGATTGTGGAACAGATCCTTATGGTGAAACACAACCTGAAGTTGTACTTGCATATTTGAAAGGCGAATAAAAAAGCTTATGAGATTGTAATTCCTGGGTGACATCTCAGGTTGATAATGAGGGATAAGGATTGAGGTTCTCGGTCGTCTCCCCTCCTTTATGCCATCTGACCAGTCGGTAAACCAACTCCACCACTAAACCTACTAGATCCACCAACTCCACTTGCAGCAATCGCTGTATTCTTTGTAGAGTTAACTCTATTGTCAGCTTGATTCTGAACAACAGTATCCCCACCTTTATTATAATAGTTATTTACTATATTCAATGCAAACCCACCAGCAGCAACATTCTGTTTTCTTTCTCTTTCCTCTGTACTGGGTTTTATATCGACCTCATCTATTGGAGTATCTTTTATTTCTACAGTCTTTTCATTAACTGTTGTTGTGTTATCTTCAACGGCCTGTACATTTTCTTGTATTGCCTGCTCTTCTCCTTTCCTTGCTTTCAATATGTTTCTTGAAGTAATTAATTGTTGTTCTCTTAACAATCTTTCTTCTTTTAAATCTGCAAGTTGCTTTTCAGCTTCTGATTTTTTAATTAATGTACCATCAGGCATAGTTACATAATCGGAAAATCCTGATCTCCTAGAGCTTGAACTTCGTTGTCGTGTAACTTCACCGCCAAGAGCAGCTTCTAAATTTTTAAGATCTACATCTTGTCCTGCTATTGTGCCAACTAAACCATCTATCATTTTTTGAATAAGATCATCGTTAGCTTTTACTAAATCTTCTTTTTGTTTATCTGATAATTGAAACTGTCTGTTACGACCAGCTTTATCAGCCATGTTAAATTTTTCTTTCTTTAATAATGCTTCTAATTCATTAGGAATGTTATCAATATCATTTCTATAATCATCAACCGCTTCCCACGCAACCGTACCAAGACCAGTAACAGCCCCAAAGATTGCTCCACCAATAGCGCCAGGTATAGCTCCAACACCACCAGCAAAAGAACCACCTGCAGCACCAATGCCTGCACTAACTAAAGTTCCTGTTAATACATCACCAAAAGTTGTTCTATCTCTTTCTAAGGCGGTTTTATAACTGTCTATTTTTCCCTTTATAACTTCTTGTTCTTTTACTTCGTTTTCTCTTCTAATTCTTTTAATTTCTTCGTCAACATTTACAGGTTCGTCATCATCATCCATTACTGCATATGTTATACCGCCAACAGTAAGAAGTACAATACCAGCAACTCCACCTTTACCCTTTGTTGTTTTTAATAATCTTCCAAGTCTATCTTTGAGTCCCTTTCCTTTTCCTTTATTTGGCCCGCCTGCTACAACATCTGTACCACCACCGCTTACTCCAAGTGTTTTTGCAGCAGCCATCATTGCTAAATACATTTTTGCCCATTTAACACCGGCAAAAGCTGTAAGAGCAATACCAAGAGACGACCATGGATGATTTTTAACAAATTTCATAAACGCACTATTATTGATATCACTATAAAACTTGGCCATTTCAGAATCACCAAATATCAAATCAAGAACACCTTTTATTGCTCCTGCTAATATTGGTATTATAACTGCCCACTTTCCGATCTGAAGTAATGAACCCCACGGATCTTTTTTAACCGCTAAGAATCCTTTCTTTAAATCACCAAAGCCATTCATAAGAGTAGCCCTTAACGACTTTTCAGCCATTGATTGCTCTCTTTTATTTTCTTTATTTTCAATTGTTTCTTGTTTGGCTTCCTTTCTTCTTTGAAGTTCGGCTTTCTTTTGTTCGTCGGTTAAACCTTCTAATGATTCATCAACCTTTTTAAGTATTTCAGTATTACCATCAACAAAGTTTTCTGTCATAATTTTGGCAGTTTCTTCTGTACTTTTTTGTATGGCTGTAAAAGCATCAGCAAACTTGTCAAGATTTATTTTAATTGACTTGATAGAATTACCTTCACTATTACGCGTCAGCTGACCTTCTCGTTTCAGCCGATCTATAATAGCTTCAGTCTCAGGACTTAACTTTTTTGCTTTTGGTGCGTTGTTATCTGCCATTTAATTTAACCCTGTCGTTTTTCGTTTTGTTCTTCGATCCATGTTACTAGCATACTAAAATAAAGATCTCTTTCATAAGGCATCATTGCCTCAATTTCAGCCACAGACCATTTATGGTGTTGTGCCATGGAGAAAATCATTTGGTAGTAATGCCCTAGCGTTATGTGGCTAAGGCTTACGTAAAAAAACTTCGTGTTCCTTCTACTACAAATGTTTGCTCTTTACCTTCACTATTTGTATACGGTAATTCTTTTCGTATCTTTGGCATAGTTTCAAAGAAAGTAGTTATTTGTCTAATAACATCTCCTGAGAGACCATCCATAAATGTTTCTACATCTTCAGAACTATATTCTGAAAAATCATGTACTTCATCTTCTGAAGCCAATGTATCCAAGCAAGCAACCATTACAAAATAATTCGTTAACGGATCTTCCTCATTCATAGCAACGATTCTAATAAAACTATCCACGTTTGGATATTTTAAAAATAATGTATAATCATCATTAATTATAATTTCGTTTGTATGTTTAGGATCTCTTGCTACCTCTATCTCTGACATATCAAGTTCTAATTCAACATTCTCGTTTGTGTCAGGGTCTTTAATTACAAACTTTGCCATGTTATCTACAGACTTAGATCGTAATATCAAGTATACATATTCAAAATCGAATAATGCTATATCCTCAATATGATAATCAATCAAACAGTTATTAATTATCTGTTTCATTGCGATCACTTCAGCTTCTGCATCTCCAGCTTCCTGTGCGACTAATAATATCTTTTCTTCTTTAACCGTAAACGGTCTATATTTTATTTTATCACCGTTACTTGGAAGAGTTAATTCTCCAATCGGTAAATCAATTTTTGGTAGTGCCATACTATACTCCTATAATTTAAATCTAACCACCTAAGTTATCAATTGCATTCCCGAGTCTGTCTAATCTATTAACAGCATCTTGAATACTTGTTGGTTTTCCACCTTTCAAT